AACAACTTTTCGTTCTTCTGTTCGGGTAGGTTCTTCGATTTTTTGACTTTTGTCTTCTACCCCCGAAGTCACCCCCGAAGTCACCCCCGCTGCTACTGCTTCTATTTTCACTGGCTCTTCTACAATTTTTACAACTGGCTTACTCGGAACTAATAAATAAGCTTGTTTTATAAAAGTATCACTTACAGTATAGTGAGATTTTAATAAGGATATTTTTCTATCAAGAGTTTTTCTGTCAGAAACCCCAAGTTCTGCCAAAAATTCTTCTAAAGTACGGCCACGTCGGTTTATTACCGCAAGAAGATCTGGTTTTTTAACTTCGATTGTCATTTGTTTTCCTTTTGTTGATTTTGTACTCTATAAAGTACGTCCGCTAAAGCTCCATGAAGCCTTTGATCTTTAACTAGTTTACTCAACATTTCAGGACTAATTTTAACTCCAAACTCATTTGCAGAGTGAGCTAGTATTTTTTTGATCGCAGAAATCAAAACGTTCCTTGCGGTTGCGTGATTCATTACATACCCTTTTGTCGTCATAATTTTTGCAATTGTACGAAAATCTGTACCTTCAGCAATTGTCACATATTTTTTTTTAATCATTTGTATTTCCTCTATTGAATTCTCTTATTTTTTCTAATTCATTTAGTTTCTGCGCTTAAAACATCTTTTTCATTAATTATATCAAAACGCAGTAGTAAGATATTACGCTCCCTATCATTCAAAGCTTCAAGTCCATTTTTAATAACTTCTACCATCTTGATACTATCAAAAATAACATCCAAACTTGGTTTATGTTCTGGAATAATGTCCTTGAGAGTGCCTGAAGTCCCGTCACTGTTTTTCGAGTTTATGGGCTTGTCTATTGAAGAAATATAATGTGTACATATTGCACTTTGTACCGACCACATCATCTTTTTACTCACTTTTTCTCCGTTAATTTCTACAGACTTATTTCCTTCAGCGATAAGAGCTTGGAGTGTTTTATTTTCTTCTTTGAGTTGTTTGACAATTTTATTGTGTTGTGTCCTTATGTGACTAGGAACATGGATTAACGGCTCAACATTGATAAGATAATTATTCACTGCTTGTCTGATCCAACAAGTAGCATAGGTTGAAAACTTGTATCCTAACTCTACTTTGTATCTATCAATCGCCGACATTAGCCCGAGCGTGCCTTCTTGTAAGATATCTTCTCGATATTTTCGATATTCGTTCCTGTTGGAATAGTATTTATTTACTATATACGTAACAAGTGCTTGATTATTACGAACCAAAGTGTTCCGCAAATTTCCATCTTTAGTAATGGCATATTTATAAAATAATTCTTCATCCTTTAAATGTGCTTTACTTTTAGGTCTGGATTTTTCCACCAAATTAATATTCTTTTTCATTTATTATCTTTCTTATTTTCCTGTTTTTTAGAAACTTGCTTTTTACTATCTACCCAGGCCACATAAGAGGAGATACATTTAGTTTTAATTGCCTCCCACTTTCTACGGTCTACATAAAAATTAATTGTTTTTGCTAAGACAAGTCCTTCTTTCCAAGCGTCTAGTTCTTCTTCTAAAATTGCAATTGCGTGTGTGAGACTACTCTTACAAAAATTTTCAAAAACATATCCACATGTTTTTTTATATTTTTCATTGTTGTTCATCAAACGGGCATGTCCCATTTCGTGCAACAAAAGATAAAAAGTAGTTTCATCATTTTTTTTGCTGTTTAGGGTTATAAGTTTATTGGCAAAATCTATCGTTTCTATCCCGGTAGATTTAACCACTACTCTATAGCCTTTTTCGTTGCAATATCTTTCTAGATCTCGTAACTGTTCTATCCAAAAATGTTTAGTAGTTTTCCGCATGTGTATCACTATAACACCAAATACTACAAATACAATAAATAAATTGCTAATTGTGTCTTGTTGCTTCTATAGTGATAAAACAGTTTGTTTGAGATATAAACTTCAAAAGTTTATTTAAAATAGAAACTTTAAAGCTTTATTTTATTTTATTCAGGAGTTCTAACAAAATCATTTTCCACGTTTACTATCGTTTCCCTGCCCTCAATTTGTGTATTCCTAAGATAGTTTTCTCTTATATTTGAAATAACATTTCTCAAGGCGAGAATAACTCCGATTCTTGGATTTGTTAATACCTCGCCGTTAGAAGTTTCTTCGGTATTCATACAATATGATTCCCAAGTATCACTAATAGCACACATATGTGAAAAATGTCCTTCAGACTGCTCACACATTCTCTCAGCTTCTAAAGAATATTCTTGGGTGAGAACACACTGATAAATTGCCAAAGAAGTTTCACTCGATTCTGTTCTGTAAGCATTCAACTGTTGAGTGGTAGCTGACAAACTAGTGGAAAGTCTTTGATTAGTAGCATATTTTGCACAACCAGATACTAACAAACCAACTAACAAAAAGAGATAAAATATTTTACGCATAATAATTCCTATTCATATTGAGGGTGTGCCATAAAACAATTTCTGTATATTTTTAATCGTAAATTTTACTTTCGGCAAATCCATTAATTACTATTTCTTCATTTAAGACAGCAAGTGTTTTAGGGTTGATTATTTCAGCTAAATATCTTCCAAATTTCCCTTTTTTATCTTTGTGGGTAAGAACAATTATTTCATCCCCGCAACCTTTAAGCCAATCTTCTACGAATTTTGTGGACTCAATTCCCTTTTTGTGTTCTTCTGAATCGTGCTTAATGCCAAAAACTTCTGGTGCATTAATACCAAATAATCTCACCCGAATTTTTTTTGAAATCCCAAAACCACAATCAATTAATAAATCTAGTGTGTCGCCATCTATAATTTTAACTACTGTTGCTGTATACTTGTACATGGGTGTAATTATGCTTAGGTAAACATTTTTTTACAAGTCGTTTTGTCGTTTTGTAATTTCAGAAAACTGCTCAAATGTAACAGAGCTTTCCATGAAAACATTTTCGTGTGGCTTCCAAAGATTTTTTGGTATTTCTTCATCGGTACCGTCACAAGAGGAGTATACATCCGGGGCCAACAAAGAATCACACTTAGGGCAATACCAGGGCTTAGTATCTCCCCAAGTATCCCAAATAAATTTGATATCCTGTTCTGTTGTTACCATTTAATCTGAAAATCCGTCATACAAATAAAAGCCGCCACTTGGGGAAGTTGTTTCTTCATCTTCATCCCAACCTAAATTATTGTTTTTGTGTATTTCTGCCGCAGCTTCTTGTTTTTTGAATAATTCTTTCACAACGTTAGCCTGCTTTTGTGTCCAGTTTTTGCATTTATTAGTGTATCCACACTCCACGGCTGTTGCCCCGACATAGATATCACTAAAACCACATAGCGGACATTTTTCAATTTTTCTTTTACTCATGCTTTCCCTCTTCAGTTTTTTTATTTAAAAGCCAATCTCTTCTTTCCATAAGTAATTTACCGAGCCAATTTTCTCCCACGTTGTTATTTTTTAAATCAACTCCCCAAAATGTATCACCCCAATAATTTCCTTCAAAAAGTTCTTCTGGAAATGTTGCGAGTAACATCTCGGCTAAAAGACTACCCGTGATAAATTTAAGTTCCAACCCCTTGCGCATAACACGAATTTTATTTTCCTCCCAGCCAAGACGCAGGACAAGCGTTCTGCCATACTTCTTTGCTTTTTCTGGACTGTCCAGGGCCGCAATTTTCTTCCTAGTAGCAATATTCAAAGTTTTCATTGCTTGGTAAAAATGTTCATTAGTAGGAAATACAATTCCATTATGTGTGAATGGACTATCAAAAAAATTAGACAAAAATCTAAAATCATCTTTAAACTGATCAATCATTTATTTTTTTCCTGTTTGAAATTATTAATTTTTGATTTCTTTTGTCTGCGGACCCACCTAATAAAGTTATATACTTTAGGGTGTGATAAAAGCAATTCTAAAGTATTAAAATTTTTTCCTAGGTCTTTTTCGGACAATGTGTTGTGAACCATTCTATGACAATCTTCACATAGTGGCACTGTCATCAATAGCTTATTTGGCTCGTAATTTTTTTTGAACCATTTATTTGAGTGTAAAGTACGTGGAATTAGATGGTGTGAAGTTAGTTTAACTTCTCCACGAAGACATAACTTACAACTACCAAATTTTTTATTTTTATCGGTAAAAATCAAATTACAATTCCTTAAATTTTATTACTAATAGTTTCTAATGAGTTTTTAAGTGGTCTATTTCTTTCTGTCAAGATTTCACAACCATTTTCGACTACTAAAATTGTATGTTCAAATTGCGCACTTAAACTACCATCTTTTGTTATTACAGTCCATCCATCTTCTAAAATTATATGTTCAGAAGTACCAAGATTTAAAATTGGCTCAATCGTAAAAATCATTCCTTCCTCGATAATTTTTCCTGTGTTTTTTTTCCCACAATGGTCAATATATGGGTTAGTGTGGAATTCTTTACCAATACCGTGTCCAACAAACTCGGGTGCTATAGAACATTTATTTTGTAAAGCATGCGAAACAATTTTATCCCCTATGTCTCCAAAATAAACTCCTGGCTTCACCACTGCAATTCCTAAATCTAAACACTCACGAGCAGTTCTTGTTATACGCTGTGCTTCCTCTGAAGGGGTTCCAATATAAAATGTAGCACTAGTGTCTCCGTGAAAACCATCTTGGGTTGGAAAAAATGTAGTTATATCTATGTTGATTATATCGCCATTTTCCAATATTTCATTTTTATTTGGAATTCCATGGCACATTACATTATTTCTACTTGTACAAATTGATCTTGGAAACCCTTGATAGTGAAGTGGGGAGGGATAAGCAAATGCCCCAAGAATAAATTCATGCACTAAAATATCTATATCCCCTGTAGACATCCCTTCGTTGATAATATCTCCAACAAACAATAACGTCTCAGCAGCCAAAGCACACGACTGTTTCATTTTTATTAAATCAAAAGTTTGCATATTTTATATGTGAATTTCTTTGGAATCTGCTTAAACATTTCTTTCTTTGCCAATATGTTAGAAGCACGGCATCCTTTCCGATATTATTTGAAATTTGATATTTTGATATCTGTTCCTCAAATTATTGTAACCAAATGCAAATATTGTTTATCACTAACCTTACACAAAACAACGTCTTTAATAGACAGTTCGGTATTTTCTGTAATTGGTTCTACAAAAACGTGTTCCCCAGATTTAATAATTGGTTGCGTTGAATTTCCTAGTAGACGAAAATCAACACATTCTCCAGAAAACAATTTTTCAACATATACTGTAGCCCAACCCATTTTTCCTCATAATTGCTCTAATAACTAACTGGAAATGGAATCGTATCTTGAATCTTTTCTAACTTACAAATATACATTATAAGTCTCTCAAAACCCAATCCAAAACCTGCATGTGGCACTGTTCCGTGTTTTCTAGTTTTAAGATACCAATCCATTGATTGTGCATCTATTCCAGAATCAACTACTGATTTTTTAAGTTTCTCAAAATTTTCTTCACGTACAGAGCCCCCTATGAGTTCTCCGACCTCTGGGAAAATGAGGTCAAAACACTCTGCTACGATTCCGTCATTTTTCATGTAAAAAGGTTTCATTTCCCTTGGCCAATGAGTGATAAATACTGGTGATTTTAAATCTTCTGTTAGCTTGCGCTCCAACTCAGCATTAATATCCGTGCCCCAAACAAGCCCGTATTTATCACAAACTTCTTCATATGTCATGCGGAGCCACGCTTTTTGCAAAGATATCATTTCAGTAATATGGTCCATTGAAACCCGCATTTTCTCAAATTCTTTTTCATATTCATTTGATGCGACTCTAAAAACATGGCTGAGTAAGTCTTCTACAAGGTCCATTGTTTCTTTTAGAGAATAAAAAGCCATTTCTGGTTCTAACATCCAAAATTCTGCAAGATGACGACGACCAGTTGATTTCTCCGCACGAAAACACGGCCCAAAAGTATAAATCTTCCCACAGGACATCATACCAACTTCACCATGCAGTTGACCAGAAACCGTTAGATGGCTTTTAAGCCAGTCAGTTTCTACTGAAAATGTTTCTCCTGCACCCTCACAATCCGCTGATGTAATGCAAGGTGTCCAGAATTGTATAAAATCTTTGCTCGTAAAAAACCGATGTAACTCTTGTGAAACCTTATGCCTAATTCTCCAAACTCCCTGATATAAAGCAGTTCTGCCACGTTCTTCAGGAATAGTTCGCAAAAAATCGTCACTATGTTTTTTAGGTTGAATAGCAAAATCGTCAGCCGCTTCGCCAACAATTTTAATTTCCTTTACAGAAAATTCGTAATCTCCACGTGGGGTATAGCTATCTTTACCAAACGCTTCAAATGAAGCTCCTACTTTAAAGTCTCCAAAAACTTTACTATCGTCTTCTTTTCCAAAATGTTTAATAGTAAGCTGAAACTCATCCTGTCCATCAGTGGCACTGATAAAACTGAGTTTCTTACTCTTTCGGATAGAACGTATCCATCCTCTTCGTGTATATGTTTTTTCCATATTATTTACCGTAATATAATCTATAAACTTGTAGAAATTCCGATTTAATAAAGTCTCTAAGAATGGTTTCGTGATCAAACGCAAATTTACGATCGAAAACTGGCTCTCCATCAACAATTTTCAAAGGAATTTCAAATGCTTCTTTTGCATCATCGCCAGCCACAGGAGATAACTCGCTTTTCCCGACATAAACAACAGAAATTACATGTTGCCTTGGATCACGAATGGGCTCATCATAAATGCCTAATCTACCAAGGATTTTTACATCCAGGTTTAATTCTTCTTTCATTTCACGTCGAGCTGCATTTTCTAAAGTTTCTCCAACATCAACAAACCCGCCAGGAATTGCATACCCATGAGGCGGATTCTTTCGTTCTATAAGAACGACTCCCTTCGGGGTTATTACAATACAATCAACAGCTAATTTCGGAGTTTCAAAATTCATTATATTTCTTCGTAATCTAAAAGTTTGTTTACTTGATTAGTATGAGCTATTTTCCATTGGTTTTAAACCTATTTTAGTTAAAAGTATATACGCAAAGGTTGTATTAATTTACTAATAACAATTCAATCCTTTCTACGCCCAAAAAGAGTTCTACACGCTTTTTGTCAAAAACTTCTATTTCTTCTAAGCCCGTAAAAATTTCTTATCTATAGGAAAAGCTTTTGGGTTATAACTCAATTTCTTTGGGCAATAATTAAATCTTTATTCCAAAATTTCATTTATTTCCCTAAAATAATAAGCGATTCTTTAGAATGTTGAATAGAAATATAATCTCCAATAGTCACTGGAATTGTAATATTTGTTCCGTCACATGCAAGAATCGCTTTTCTTGTTTTGCAAAGAAAGTTAATAGATGAGCCGTGTGAGAAAAACCCGTGTAGGGAACACATCCCACCCACTGCTGGTTCCCGAACTATATATTGCCCACGACGATCAAATAAATTTAATACTTGACCTCCAGCACTATAATTTGCGCCAGTCGATCCTGCTGGTGCTGAAATCCAGACTCCACTAGAGCTTTGCGGTTCACGAACTTCTACGGTTGATGTTTGACCATCCGAAATAACAATTTCATATTTTGTCATTGCTGCTGGATGTTCAGCGGCAAATAAAACTTCATTCAAAATGTGGTCTTGAAGCATTTTTCCATTTACAAAAAGTGACAACCTATCAACCTCAACTTTTTTCTTAGAAAAGCTTTTGATTCCTAGCCTTTCTAAATCAACAGCCAAGGTCATAAGAGAATCTCTGTCGCTGCCTTTGTATGCAGTAAAGAAGCCAAAGCTAGTTGTTGGGGAAGAATTAATTCCCAGCATTGGTACTTTAGAATTAACAAACTTTGACGCCCACAAAAATGTTCCGTCTCCTCCTACAGTTATTACTAAATCATAATTATTTACTTCGTTTTCAACAACATCATATTGATATTCAACATGAAATTTGGCGTCCAGAGCATCTTTAACATTTTTACGGGATAAAGAGTGTGCTTCATCCGCCATTACATAATCTGCTACTGATGGGTGATTCTCTTTTACTAAGTCTAAGATTTTTTTGTTATTGTGGTCAATAGCTTCTTGGAGACTACTCTTTTTGTAAACAACAAGGATATTCTCAATTTTTTTATACCTAGTCATTTTTGTTCTTCCTTTGTGTTGCTTTTCCAAAAATATTTTTAGGACATACAAAAATAACTCGTTCTTTATCTTCTAAGATAGATTCTTTTTTAACTAACATGACATGCAACTCTTTTTTAAATAAACATAAAACTAAATCACCATTTTTCCAAGTTGTCGTTTTGGTAATTTTGATATGTTCATTCTGTTTATTTGTCACGGACACCCAAACAAACCCGTTCTTATCAAGTTCAGCTAAAATAGCTTCATTTTCCGCTTCTTTGGTGTTAACTAACAAATCCTGCCTCTGTGCTAGGAATAACACAAAACAGGATTTTTTAAACTGGTTACACTAGAGACGAGGAAGAGAGTCGAACTCTTAAACATGACGATTTGCAGTCGTATGTACCCCCGAGGTGCCCCGTCTTATACTTTATTTGCCGCTGTCTCCGTAATTAGGCAACACACGAGCACTTGGATCAGTAACATTACAATTTTCCCAATTTTTATTTGGTAACCAAAAATCTTTAATTAACTCACTTCTGCCAGGATAGTGTCTTTCAAAAATATTACGATACAATAAAGCTTCCTTTGTCAGAGGAGTTCCATAACTGTACTTTTGTTTTGCATCTAATAACTCTTTATCACTTATGTTGGTTTCAGCATAAAACTTAATTCCATCAACAATTGAGTGTCCAACTGCATCTGAAAACGCTGCCTTTTCTCTATAAAGGATTTCTTCCGGCAAAAGGTTAATATTGGAAAAGGCTTTGCGTAATAAATATTTTCCTTGCCCGTGTGTGTTCATTTTCATTTCAGCTGGAATATTCATCACATGGCTTACAAAATTTAAATCTCCAAAAGGAACTCTGCTTTCTAACGAATGCCCAGAAATACACCTGTCCGCTCGAAGTACGTCATAAATGTATAATTCTCTCATTCTTTTAATTGCTTCATTTTGAAACTCAGTTGCATTCGGGGCATAATCTGTATATTTATATCCAAATAATTCATCACTAACTTCTCCTGTCATCAACACTTTAATATTTGTATTTTTATGTATCCACTCGCATACAAAATCCATTCCAACAGAAGCACGGATAGTCGTAATATCCCACGTCTCTAATTTTCGAATTAGCTCATCTAGTCTACTTGTTGCATCTTGTTGTGTAAACAATACTGTAGTATGTTCAGCGCCAATATGTTTTGCAACTAATTCTGCATATTTATTATCAATTGCGTCAATATTTGACCCCACAGAAAACGTCTTTATAGGCTTGTCAGAGATTTTAGCTGCCAAAGCACAAATTAGACTACTGTCAAGACCTCCGCTCAACAAAAATCCAATCGGAGCGTCAGCCCCCATCCTCTTTCTAACACCCTCTGTAAGCTTATAGGATATTCCGTACAGGACTTCTTTTTCTTTCATGGGCTCTGACCCGGAAAGAGTTTTTTTAGGCTGACAGCCTGCATCACTAAATTCAATTAATTCATTGCCATCCCAAATAAATCCCGGTGGAAATGCTTCAACAAACTCACAAATGTCCACTAATGCTTTGACCTCGGACGCAAAGGCTATTTCTCCAGAAGTTGTCTTCCCCCAAAATAAAGGACGAATGCCAATTGGGTCACGTGCAGCCATCATTTTTTGTGTTTTATGGTCATACCATATTAGTGCAAACTCTGCATCTAATTTTTTAGATGTTTCAAGCAACCCAAATTTTTCAATAAGTGGTAGTAAAATTTCACAGTCACTTGCAGAGTGACATTTGTAATTTATTTCCTGTTTTAGACTCTCGTGGTTATAGATTTCTCCGTTACACAACAAACGTATTGTACCATCAACAAATGGTTGGTTTCCTTTGGAAGTTAAATCCATTATTGATAATCTATGAAAACCTAGAAATACTTTTTTTTGAGGGTCAACATCTATTTGCATGTTGTCTGGTCCTCTATGTTGCAATTTCATAAATTGCTTTTCTAGTTCCTCAAAGGGAATCAAACTTCCTTTATAGGCAAAAATTCCGCACATATATTTTTCCTATCGTAACAATATTTTATAACACGACAAAATTTTAGATTGAACTAAAATATCTAAACCATTTTGTTTAAACTTGGCGGAAGGCAGAGGAGTCGAACCCCAGACTGTTTCACGAGTCCACTTTGCTTAGCAGGCAAGCCTAATCACCGTCATAGGTTACCTTCCAGTTTGTTTAAATATAGCTTATAGTTTGTTTGATAATCAAATCAACATATTCACAATACTTTTTTGTTGCATCTTGAATTTACTTCTCACGTTTTTTACTATTTAAAAAGAATACATCTTTATTTTGGCGGAAGCGAGAGCAATCGAAGCCCAAACAGGTTCTTAGCCCGTCCGCAACGCTTTCCAGGCGTGCCCAGTACCCTGACTGGTTTCTCTTCCATTTATTTAGTGGAGATATTGAGACTCGAACTCAAAACTCTGGCTAGCCAAGTCAGCGTGTTCCCATTGACACCATACCCCCAAAAAAGTTTCAATTGCCAGGTGTATAACCTTTTGGATAAACAGCATTTGCCACTAATTTTCTAGCCTGTGCGGCTTTAGATGAGCTTGCACCAATATATACGCATTCTATATAATCAATTGAAGGATTAGAACTAACCCCCATCAAAATTTAAATGTGCAATGCCGTTAGATTAACTACCCACCCGTTGCGGGTGGGTAGTTAATAAAAGTTGTAAACCAGTTTGTTACATTTGTTAACATGTTTTTCCAACTGTTATATGAGATGTCCAATCTGATTGAAATCCAAAATCTTCACGTATTTCCTTGATAATCGGACTCTGTGCGTGTATGTACCAGAATTCTGGCTTATTGTCAGCCTGAAATACTTTATTTGAATACTTGAATTTGAACTTTTGCCCATGAAATTTCTTCCAAAGATGCATCTTATCATTTGCAGGACGTTCGCCTCTAATAATAGAAATATGTGCGTCCCAAGACGGTTGGTATAATTTAATTCCCCAATTCCACAAAATTTGCCAACGAAAATATCTTGTTATTTCACGATCTACAGAAAAGATAACCCACCAATCTTTATTTTTTTTCATTCCTGGCCGAGGCGGGTCATATATAATTTTTCCATATGATTCGAATTCAAACCATTCTTCCGCATCTACCTTTTTTTTGGAATTTTTTTCTACAATATACATGATATTATTTCCTATTTTAGAATGTTATTTTTGAGCGGGATATCGGAAACGATCCGATGTCTCAACATTGGCAATGTCGTGTAATACCTTTATACCAATCCCGCATATTTCATTATTGAAATATTAGTGCCTACGGAAAGATTCGAACCTTCACCAAAACGCTTATGAAACGTTTGCTCTCAACCTAAGAACGTAGGCAAAAAATAATCTATCGTGGAGCGACCACACGGTTACACATAAACACGATACAATGCGTGTAACCACCGCCAGTCTAGTCTCATGTGTAACCACTATCTATAAGGCTTCATAGATTATTTGGCCGAGCGTACAAGAATCGAACTTGTAATACAGAATTCGGAGTTCTGCGTGATTATCCTTTTCACTAACGCCCGAAATAATATTTGACTAACTTAGAGCGGGTACTGAGAATCAAACTCAGATCCTTTGGGTGGAAACCAAACATAATATCATTATACCATACCCGCAAATTTATATTATTCGTCTTTTCTTTTCTACCTCATCAAAATCATTCCAAGAATATAAATCAAAATTAAATTCTTGCGCCTTTTCTAGTTTTCTAACTTCGTATTTGTCAAATTCCCATCTAAAAAGATAGAGCAAATTTCAAATCCCGCTGTTCGTAAAAAGGGATTTAAAAAAACCTGTAAAGCTGAACGATGATCTACTACCTTCCCATTTTTATAAAGAATACCTAAATTTAATTTTTTCATAAACCTCTAAATGCTAAATTTTAGCTTTGTGTCACATGCCAAAAAAAAGACCGCTAAAAATACGTTGTTGATGTATATAATACTTGTTTCCTTCACAGATTGTAATAATGCTCATAGCCTACAAAATTTGGTACACGACACAGGAATTGAACCTGTCTAATCCTCCATGTCGAGAAGGTGCCTAATCCCAGCCAGCCCATCGTGCATACAGTGCGGAATATTGGTATCGAATCAATCTCCCTGCTGTGGTTTTATTGGTAGGCAAAGACAGGATTGAACTGCCGTTTCCTCCATGTAAAAGAGGCACTCTGCCACTGAGTTATTTGCCCATGAAATATGAGTTACATACTTATTTGAAGAGGCTGGAAGAACAAGAGTGGAGTACCAGATAATGTCGTAAGAAACACCTCAAGCAGGACTAAGCCATTCAATTAATACCGCAAAACTATTTTTTGGAGCCTTTGGAGAGTATCGATCTCTCGTTTCTTACATACCAGGCAAGTGTAATACCATTATACTACAAAGGCAAATATTTTGGCGGGATTCGAACCCGGCCGAGACCTCGCCTACCAGCCCTATATGTCTCAAGATTATAGAGCTACCAAAATATTTGTTAAATTATTTCATTGTTTCTACAAAAACTTTATGCACTTCCGCTCTTTCTATCAAAGGTTCTTAACCCCTGGTGAACAATTCTCCGTCCTGTGGATTAAAAGTAAATGGATGGGTTTTTAACGCCCAGCCTTGTAAACTAATTTAGTATATTTTTCTGTATACGTTTGGCGCATCCGGCAGGATTCGAACCTACATGAACTGGTTTCGTAGACCAGTGCCCTTCCATTAGACCACGGATGCATTTTTTTAACTTAGAGCCCTGTGTCGGTAACGATCCGACGTTCCTCGTTTACGGGGCGAGGGTAATACCATTATACTAACAGGGCGTTTTCTACAATATAGTAGAATTTTTTGGAGCCTCATTTCGGAATCGAACCGAATTTTCCGGTTTACAAAGCCGGTGCATCACCATTTATGCTTATGAGGCGAGGGTCAGCGGTAGGACTTGCCCTATGTGCTCAAGGCTCGCTGACATATTTCACTCTAAAACTTTGTCTAACCCTTGTGCAGCTAAATATCCTCTTTCAATATTTGTTCTGATCCTCTCAGGGTTAAAATCTAAAGTGTCACTTAACAAAGCTTGTTTTGGACGAATAACTGTAACCTTTATTATCTTTTTATCTCCCGCCATTGGACTATCAGATTTTATTAAAGCATTATATAATTCAACAATTTTCAAATCCCATTTTTCTATTTCAACCCCACTTGCGTCTATTGTCCGAAATGCTATATCAAGCCCTGATGGCTTCTTAGCTAAATTTCCTATTACATTGTATGGGCTACAAGCAATTACAACAATATCTGTAGCACCAGCTTTTATTGCAGCTTCTATTGGCACTATTTCTCGTGCGCCTGCGTCCAAATATCTCATTCCATTGATTTCTACCGGAGCAAAAGCAGGAGGAAAAGAAGAACTTGCTAAAACTGCTTTTTTGAGCAGGTCAAAATCTTCATCAAACACTTCTAATTCACCAGTATCTATGTTTATTGTATTAATTCGGAGTTTATGTCCTGAACTTCTAACTCTTTCCAAATCCAAAAGTCCACTGATATTGTTTTCTAATGGTTTTGTGGTAAACATGCTTTTCTTTCCACCTAGCCATCTTGGCATAAGAAATGGAGCTTTGCCAAGAATACCAAAATACCATTTCTTATAGATTTTTTTATCTTCGATTTTTTCCCAAAGAGATATTAACTCCTGTGATGCTTTGGCTTCGTCACCTAAAACATACTGAGCCAGGAAAGACCCGTTCAAAGCGCCTACAGACGTACCAGAGATGATTTCAAACTTTTCTCCCTGTTCGGCTAGGTATTTAAAAACTCCAGCCTGAAATGCGCCCTTAGCGCCTCCTCCACCTAAAACTAATGCACGCATATTTTTTTCCATTCAGCCTAATATTAGGCAATCTATAATACTTATTCATGTGGCTATGGTGAATTACCCTCCCACGACAGTATAGCTGACGTGGATAAGTTTCGAAGGTCTTAGACTCACCTAGTGACAACACCTTATTCCGTTTTTGTTTATTTGGCTGAATGTTATTCCACTTGACGCAACATTTCGTCATTATAACACTCCAAATAAATGATTTTTTCCCCATACAAGAACTTGTAAAGAAGTATTTCTATTTTATCACCAAATAGAGTAGGTAAATATTTGTTTTCAACAACGTTTTGTTGTATTTCGACAAACAATAAAATTTCCCCTATAGGAATTTCTTCTGTTATTCGATATAATTGATACTTGAATGATGAACTGACGTAACTTTCTAAATTTGGAACAAACTCTGCTGGACCAACCACTTTGTATAATTTTCCAGCTTTAGGTGTTGTTTCCATAGATTTTATTTATTCCTGTTTTGGTACCCAAGGTGAGAGTCGAACTCACAACCACTTTTTTTTGAGAAAAGCCGCACTGCCTTTAGCGTACTTGGGCATGTTTCGAAAATAAACCAATTTAGTGACTGTGACGCCATTATATTTATGAAACCTTGGTGTGTCCAAGCGGATTTGAACCGCTAACTGCCGGGTCACAACCGACCATGTTCACCGTTTACACTATGGACACCATGAATTTATCTTATACCTGAAAATTGTGTGAAAAAACATTTGTACCGACGGCGAGACTTGAACTCGCACACAGCTTTCGCTATACTAGCTTCTTAGACTAGCGGGTCTGCCATTCCCCCACGTCGGTATAAATTTCGCATGAGAACCATCAACTCTCAAATAATTCAAAGTCATTGCCTGGATTTTAGCTTGCGAAATTTGGTGTCGATGACAGGACTTGAACCTGCACTCCCTTTCGGGAACTAGCTTCTGAGACTAGCGGGTCTGCCATTCCCCCACATCGACATATTGTTTATTCTTTTACTCTTCCTGCTATCTGGAAGCCATCTTGACGAACCACTAACCTAGCTGGCACTTCTAAACTGCGGATAGTGGAGGTTATGGGTTACGATCCCATGACTCATACTTGCGAAGCATGTATTTTCCCGATTAAATTAAACCCCCCCATTTATCACCTAGTAGACTGCCCATAAAGAAGAAGAGAGCAAAAAAATTGATGGGTCGGGCTTCTTCTTCTTTTTCTTCTTCGGTCGTCACAGACCCACCTAAAATAAATGGTAAAATCGCAGGATTCAATCTGCGACGCAGCTTATTATCAATAGTATAATAGGTGAAAAGATTTTGGTCAGTCAGGCGAGATTCGAACTCACACGTCTTCCGCAATCCGAATGCGGTTGCCTACCTCATGGCACTCTGACTGATGATAAAAAAATTTGGCGCATCTGGAAGGACTCGAACCTTCATTCCGGGTTTAGGAAACCCGTGCTCTGTCCTTTGAACTACAGACGCAAAATTAAAAATTATCCTAAAACCATCCTTGTTAGGACCACAATACTCACCACCGGATTTAATTTTGGTCGGCGTGGAGGGATTTGAACCCACGACCTCCTGCTCCCAAAGCAGGTGCCCTAAACCAAACTGGGCTACACGCCGTAAAAATAACATATTTTGAGAGTAATCCAGATTTTAAATCTTCTAGACATTTATGTCGCAACAGAGTTGCGTAACACGTGAATGTTTCAAACAAAGGAATATTATTTGAACACAAACTCAAACCTTCTAACCGTTTACATACCGGATGACCGGACTACATAAATGATTCCAAGCAAAGCAAAGCTATTTTAGATCGGGATGCTAGAATCGAACTAACATTCATAGGTTCAAAGCCTATAGTCTTGCCTTTAGACGAATCCCGAATATTACATTAAGTGAAAATATTTATCTTCCGCTGTACTAAACAAATACTGGTCCGGGGGCTAGGATTCGAACCTAGATAAGGAGATTCAGAGTCTCCGGTCCTGCCATTGAACGATCCCCGAATATTATTTATATTTTACCTGTGACACTGGCACTGTTGCTTTTATAAGAGACACATTGGTATACTGGCTCAGGGTGTGAGGATCGAACTCACCTTGACTCGCTTAACAGGCGAGTGCTTTCACCAGATGGCTAACCCTGAATGAATTAGGACTAGGATTTGACCTAGAACTTCTATTATACGACAATAGGCTTTATTTAAGCTACCCTAATTATGAATTATTAAATATTTGCTAGTGTTTTTCTAACTTCTTGTTCTATTAGAGTTTCTACCCAAGTTTGTGCAGTATACTCTATTCCTTCAAATTTAAAATATTTTGGACTAGCTAATTTAGATTTTATTAGTTCCGAATAGGCTTGTCCCAAAGTTTGGGGTTTGAAAGAACCAATTTCCATTGACTCGCCGCCTTTGAATAATAAAACGACTTTACCTTTAGATTCAGGTCCAGCAAAAATATAAGCATCTTGTTTATATTGATTTGATAACATCTCTGCTTGTTCTTGTTTTATTCCAATAATAAACAGTGATGGTTCAATTGCATCTACTAATTCTTCTTCTGGACAATTTTCGTACGGAACAGAGTCGTTTTGGCACTCTCTCCAGTGCCCTCTTATTTGGACGAACCCCAAACCGAGACCTCGCACCGCAGCTTTTAAATCTTGAAACTGTTTTTGGTTTTGTTTCTTGTTGTTTGCTGCTCGCCATGAAGTAAGTATAGCAATTGATTTTTCATCTGCTTCAACAACATGTTGCCAAATTCTACCAAGACTCGCCTCATATAATTTTTTGTTATCGTTAGTTGCCTTTGCAGTAGCAATGTTTTTGAAATTATTCATTTAATGACCTATACACAGTAAATATATAACACAGTGTTATTTATCTTTTCAGTGTTTGGTGGGTCCCGAGGGATTCGAACCCTCAACCTGTGGCTTAAAAGGCCATTGCACTGCCGTTGTGCTAGAGACCCATGCGCAGTCTATGCTGCATAGTGGTTACTTCGTTCTTTTACCATGGTGGTCTATGGGTTTAAACTCTTTTCCGCTCATATGATTTTTAATTTGTTCATATGAGACTGGTGTATATTCCCAAATATCCACTCCTACATCAACTCTCGCTTGGAAATTTGTACTAGGAAAAGTACCATGGCAATGCCCGTGTAAATGCCAAGCACCGTGATAACACTTGTTCCAAGATTCTATCGGATAATGAAACATTACAATTGATTGTTTCTGTTTACTGTTTTTTGTAGAAACTTTTATTTCGCAATATTGTTGATAACTTGCGAAAGAATCTTGTATTGTTTTGTTAGAGTTAATAATTTTATCATGATTACCAGTAATAAAGTGTATTTTTCCATTTAGGCGACGTATGATGTTTTTGATAAACGTGTCGTTTCCAAATGCAAAATCTCCTAAATGATAAACATTATCGTTAGGCTTTACTGCTTTATTCCATTGAGAAATTAGATATTCATCGTGTTCCTCAATGTTTGCGAATGGCCTATCACAATATTTCAATATATTAGTATGACCAAAATGAGTATCTGATGTAAACCAGATTTCTTCTATTTTATCTTTCATTTTATCCTATTTTCTATTATTAATTTATTTGGTCCTGCTGCCAAGAGTTGAACTTGGTGCGCCCTCTTTATCAGAGAGGGCAGGTTACACCGAACCGTCCAGCAGGAAATATTCATTTAGTGAGCATGAATCAAACATGTGTTTCCAAGCCCCAGAGTGCCAACATGTGCAAGAATCAAACTTGCATCAGGCCGTTATCTGCGGGTGTTCTACCACTAAACTACCACTAAATGATATTAGCACGTCCGGTAGGACTCGAACCTACACACCCCGGCTTAGAAGGCCGATGCCCTTCCATTAGACTACGGACGCAAAATGTTTATTTATTATCTTCTTCTTCTTCTAAAGGAGAAACAGAAAAGTTTTTTACACTGTTATAAGTATTTTCTTGATTTTTGTATGCTTCATTGGCAGCTTTTTGCATTACTGGAGGAACTAGATTTTTTTTAATATCAATTAATAATCTAATTTTATTTTCTAAAACAGTAAGACGACCATTTGCAATGAATAGATCCCAAAAGTCCTCTATACATTCTTCTATAGAAGAATATTTTATATCTGTTGAGACCTCAAACTCTACTTTATATTTCATTTGACTCCTTGTAACCTTGAAAAATATTTGGTGGGCCTCCAGAGACTCGAACTCTGACTTTACGGGTTAAGAGCCCGACGTGCTTGTCCATTACACCAAAAGCCCATGCCCCATCATAAAATGGGGGAATTATCATCATCGAGAGCTAAAACCACACATTATAAGCGTCTCGAACTCAATTTTCATGTTATTTTAGGCCAATTTGCCTGTTACTCCATCATGCTGATAATTTAGCAGGACCAGTGGAATTCGAATCCACACATTCTCCCGTGACAGGGGAGAGCACTAGCCAGATTATGCTATGATCCTAAAATATATGGCCTATAGCCAATCAATATTATTGGCCAGACAGATGTTTCCCACCTTTTATCATTATTAGCAGGCTACTAGAGACTCGAACTCTAACTAATGGGTTTGGAATCCATTGTGCTACGCATTACACCAATAACCTGTGAACTACTCACCCACGCTAGGGCGGTGGGTTAGGCTTCGGGTTTCACTACTTTGTGCTTCTTCTTTTGTAAAGAAGAAGTCTTATTTATAGCTCCACACATGTAACCGCCAAGAACTGGCGGTATTATTATTTTATGTCCTTCATAGAAGGAAAAAAATTCCTGCCTGACGGTCTATAGAATGGTAATTCTATTATTCTATTATTCTATTATTTTGGATTTGGTACCAACTCCCGGTTTTGATCCGGGCTACCTCGGGCTTCAACCGAGTGCTTTCACCAGATTAGCTTAGTTGGCAAGTATTAGCGAGAGCGTGGTAAACTGAATGATTTACAAACGCTAACTCGCCTTTACAGTTGTCTGTTTACTGGTGTTAGTACAGACAAACTAATAAAGACGTATTCTGTTTTCAGAGAACATTGACTCACAACCTCTAAAAGAGTTGTGACAAATTTTACTATTTTGGTGACCCTAGGGGGAATTGAACCCTCCGTTAGCCACTTGAGAGGCGGCTGTTCTACCATTAAACTATAGGGCCAAAAATAACTATAAAAAGTAGTTTGTTAAATCAGTATAGCAGATCCTAAGTATGTTGTAAACTTCTTTTTTACTAATCGAGTAATCTATTTTTTTAATTATCTAATACTGTCCCAGAACCAGTAGCATTTTCATTATCTATCCACTCGATAATCGTACGTCCAGAATGTCCGTGTATATGTAATAATTCAACAGTACTGTGATATATTCCCATACTACTTGTATCTGTGAGCCAGGTAATTACACAATTTCCATTAGAAAATTTAATTCCTTCGGATACGTATCCCGTACCTGACACTCCTGATTCGTCTTCAATACGCTTTAGTCTAAATCTACGCATTTCTGTTTTTCGTTTAAGTTCTGTCATTTTGACCTATACTTTATACTAGCACACATACCCAAACATGTGAACCTAATAAAAATTCTAATGATTTCATATGTTTACGAAAATTACAACTTCTGTGAGCAAAAATATGACTAAAGCGAAATATCCCAAAAAACTCGCAAATAATCCAATCGTGGCAAAACTGTTTTTTCTGAGGCGATAAAGAAACACTGCCGCAAAAGAAGAAAAAGTAATTTTGGTTACAAAGAATAAAATTGGGGAAGTTTCCAATAAGCTTCTCATAAATGGGTTAGCCTCACGTGCAATTTTTACTACACAAATTGCCCAATATGAAACTCCAGCATCGACAATATTGAACACAACTAATAGAACTGCTATAACGATCAAAAATTTTTGATTAGCCAGCAATTTACTAATTTTATTCACCTAGGCAGCGCCTACTCCTGCGGCGCCGACCGCTGTTTGTGCGCCAGGCATTGGCGCTGATTGTTGTGGGGCTCCGTCTTGTGAAGTTGGTTGCCCACTCGGACCTTGTTTCCCCTCTTCTTCTTCTTTTTCTTCGATTCCTGTAACCAAACCTGCTATTTGTGTCAATAAATTCTCTAGAACAACACGTTGTTCGTCAGAAGTATTCTTGAAAAAAGTAACAAGCTTTCCGTAAACTTCAGGGTCTGAAAATGACCTACCACCTCGAACAACATTAAGTGCTTCTATCAAATCATCTACAGAAAAATTTTGTTCCGCCTGAACGGTTTTCTGCGCTTGATTTTGCGGAGTAGCCACGGGAGGAGGCAATGCTTCCGGTTGTGTTGCCTGTAACTGATTTTCTTGTTCAGCTATAACATTAACAATCGCTTCTTCAATCAAATTTTTAATATATCTGGAACGACGTTCTTTAACAAGGTCGTGTTCTTTTCTTGGGCTAGTCTTTTTAGTCATTATAAAATCCTTGTGTATAATTAGGAACCAACATCAGTAAATAATACTAAAATTTACTTTTACAAATATATCTTTATGATCTAAATCTTGCATACTACAATTAGTAATAATGCATTTGTCCTCTAAATGTAATACACACTCTTGATTAAGATAAAAACTTTTATATTTTTTCAGGAATATTTTATTTCCAGCAAATGTATCTTTCGCAAAATTATTAACAATTTCACAAGCTTGCTCTCTATTAAGCAATAAATAGAAATGAGTTATATCTTTTGATATATGTATCGTTTCCAAAATTCCGGTATAGTTTTTTTCTTCCTCCGAGGAAAATTCAATAACTACTTCAAGCCATATTCTTTCTTCAATTGAATCAGGATTGTCAATAACAAGTTCTTCGTTATCATTGGTGTCATTAGTGTCATTAGAGTAAGAAATTTTGACATTTGTAACATGCTCACTATTATCGACCATGTTTTCTAAGTCAATGTCGTTGAAATCAATTTCTTCACTTACTATATAAGTTTCACCATCAATTTCTTTTTTATTTTTACCCATTATACTAATTTAGTATTTTTGTAATAATTGTATATGTCCTCAATATTTTTGATAATTTTTTTAACTTTTTTTTGACAGTTATTTTCAGAAATAATGGATACTTCAACAATCTTAGTAAACTCATTTGGGGTAACCGATATTTCAATTTTAGACGAACACTTCATTGACAAAATTTTTAAAGAAAATCCTGACATGTCGTATATGTTGTCAAACTCATATATTTTTAAACATTGAAGGGTGCGCATCAACTGCCACCCCTCTAGTTCCAAATTATTGGAAATCTGTGTGAACACTAGTCTACTACCTTTTTAGGTCTTCCTCGTTTACCAGCCGGGAAAATTTTCCTATAGACAGCAGACTGGTACGACTTGAATAAATTATCATCTTCTTCGATATCCTGAATCAAAATAAGCTTGGCTCGCTCAGGATCTTTTTCTTTAAGAATTTCTAATCCATCTAGTTCTTCTGGCGTAATAGTTTTGAGATCCATTGGAGACAAAACCATATTGCGTTTTAGGGTGTCCAAGAATTCTTCTACAGAGGCAGAGTTATGCAATAACTCTGCAAACTCCTCAGCGGCGTCATGTCTCGCCTGTTCTGTTTGTTCAAACTGTTGATTTTTTTCTGCGGGAGTTAGTGTTTCTGGTCTTTTGCCAAAATTTAAAGTTTTGAAATCTTCCATAGCTTTGGCCCCAAGCTTATTTATCATGGTAGGGGTGACTCCACCAAGCTCCTGGCCAATATCTCTCAGAGATACTTCTCCAGTTTTATATTTTACTTTGTCTTCGTCACTAGAAGAATCTGCTTTAGCTGCTTTTCTGGCTGCTGTTTTTTCTTCACGGTCCATTTCACCCATAGCTTTATTTAATTGTCCCTTCATATTCCAAGTAGACACTAAAGCTTTTGGAGTAGCCGGAAAGACTCCTTTTTGTGTAAGTTCAGAAATCTTTTCTAACACATTAGTTTCATTTACCGATGGGTCATACCAAATTTTGGTTCTACTTTTATGTGAAAAAAATTGTCTTACCAGCCAGGCAGAAAACTCTTTTTTGTTATAAACCTTCCTAAATTGAGGGTTAATATCTTCTCGGAGCGCCGCAGCGACCTCCTCTTTTACTAAGGTACGGATGCGTTTTTGTAGTTCTGGTACTGATTTTATATTTGCCATATTATACTTTCCATCTTAGGAGCTAATAGTCTAACACGTGAACTACCCACCTACAACTTAGTCGTGGGATGGGTTTCGGAGGTCGCAGACTTACCCTAATGGCAACGCCTTATTCCGTTTTTGTTTAGTGTCCGACTCAGTTCCTGAACCAGACAGTTTTTTTAAAATATTGTTTTCTAAATCTTGATTTTTAATATTTATTATCTTTGATGTTTTTATATTTATTTATGTAAAAATTATGAATGGGTTTTATATTCCTTTTGTTGTAAATATAACGTTGTGAACTGCTTTTAACTTAAAAAGTATTTTTCAAGTTTCTGGTGGCGTAGGGGCCTCTAAATTAATCTCAGCCGCTTTATCACCATTTTTAATTTTGGCAGTATATCTTCTACCAAAATACAAAGTCAAAATTGGCATTAAATAGGTCATTGCAGTTCCAGCATCAAATTCTGGAATAGCGGCTCCAAGGGGAGTGGCTATTAACCATATCAATAGCCATAATGTGACAACAAGAAATGCTATCAAAGCCATTGTCAAAGATGCAGAAGGCTCACCAGCGGTGTTTTTAAAAAAGGGTATTTTCATAATTTCTCACAGATAAGTAGTCACAATAATGGATTGTTTGTCAGCAAAAATGTTATTTGCTAAACTATTTGAACATGTTATTGGTAAATAATGAAATGTCAAATTTTCAAAATGTCCGTTTGCTTTAAATTCATTAGCTTCTGCTAAAAATCTTTGTTGTAATCCTAAAACTGCTCTTGAATATCTACGTGGTCCGTCACAACGACCTGAATTATACATTCGTAGTCCGCCCTGGATTGACCCACAGATAGATATTGTTTTTCTGGTCCAATATATGGATCTTTCTATAATTTCTCGCTGACATGAACCCAACTCATTTCTACAACGAGTCCTATATTGTGGATTATGAACAAACCGTAATCCTGAAGACCATCTAGACCTTCTTAGCATTTGGAGAATACCAAAAGCATTTTCGTTTGACACCGCAAATGGATTAAATCTAGATTCATGCCATGCCATTGCTGCAACAAGCCAAGGATCAAATTTTTGTATTCGAGCTTCATCAAAAATATATCCAACAAACGCTTCTACTTGTCGCTCACAGCCAAATCTCAAATTCCTACAAGACCACGCATAAACTGGTTCATTATCCTCACGTCTGACCCAGACAGTTAGCCGCCTAAGAATTATTTCCTTCATAATTTCTCTATCGTTAGGCTCCTCAATTGGAAAAGAAACAATATTTCTTCCATTATTAACATCTGAATTAACATTTGCTCTCGCTGGTATTGCCTCAAATAACGGTAAAACCAACAAACTTAATGGTACCAATATTTTCTTATAATTCATCTATTCCCTAACATATTTTGTTGATTTGATACGCAAGTTTCAATTCTTGAATTCATTGAATATACCCATTGGTTAGCCCCAGAATAAGTAAAATGAACTCCATCAGCAGTTCTTCCAAAATTTCCGGTGATATCACTTGACAGAATAAAATGTTCCTGACCAACTATCTGTCTTATAGTTTCTGACACAAAGTCTCTTTTTGGCTGCATAATTGCCGCTCTTGGCCCAACTACTCTTGGAGGTCCAATCCAACATACACGCATATCGTTATTTTCAGCAATAAGATTCAAAACAATATAACTCCAAAATTGATTTACCAGTTGTATATAATCTTGACTACTAACTCTACTCCAATCATTTCCACCTAATATAATTAATAATACGTCTACGTGATATTGCAATACCATTAACTCAATTTGAGAGCGAATATCATACCACTGTCTCACTCCCCATCCTGAATGTCCACTCCGGTAAAAATAGGATGCGCCGACTGTTATAAGATAATTTTGTAAAGCTCTCCCAGGTGCGCCTGCGACTTGTGAATCACCAATTAACAAAATACGTTTGTTGTGCAAGACTGACGTAGGATTAGTTGAATAATCAGCTAAAACACTATTTGTCTGTTGTCTATATTGAACAATTTGTGCATTGTCAACATCTTCAATAACTTGTTTTTGTTGATTTGTCGAAAATATAACAAATGCCAATATAGACAAAAACATTCCGACCATCAATTTATATTGAATCTTCATCTACCAACCTTTTCATGTGATTTAAGTGTATAAATTATAAATTAAAAATCTAGATATAAAACACTATTTTCGTCAGAAACAACTACTTCAAATTGCCCTGCATCTAAATTAACTGATATTTCTACTGGAACACCCCAAACTGGGTTTGTTTCTCTTGTTTGTTGTAGTTTTTGAAGTTCAAACAAATTTCTTCTAATTACTTCAATTCTAGCAGCAGTCAAAAATGTGTTTACGTGATTTCTATACAGTTCATTTGTATACCAAGCTAATGCCATTTTCATATGTGATTTGTACGTCCGAATTTTCATTTTATTTTATTTTCTCTCTCTTCTTTAAGAAATAGCCACATATTGGCAGTTAGCCCAATGAAAAAACAAAATCCAGAAAGAACAAATATTTCCATAAATTCTTTGTGAAGTCCAAGTAGCACAGAGATAATAGCTAAAACCACATTTAATAGAACTCCAAATAAGTTAACTTTAAACATTCTTTTTGGGTGGAAAATATTTTTAAATTTTTTTGTTAATTTCATGATTATTAAAATAACACATAAAACATTATTGTAAACCTAAATTTCGCAAATAAATATTTTTTTACTTTGAAAATGTCCAAACAAAAGCTGCAATATGCAGGAGAATGTCATCTCTAAGTCTAAAATCAAACTTGATCTTTTGGATGTCAGGGTGCTTCATCCAAAAGTCTTGAGCAACTCCTTGACGGTGGGCAAAATGTGCAGACTTTAACAAGGCTTCTCTAGCTCTAGCTTTTTGCTTAAAATCATTTTCGGAGTTCATACCAAATCCATAAATAAAGAGTTTTCACGACGTTCTAGTTCTTGGCCTAGTTCTCTACCTTTAAGTCCTAAATCTAATAAATCTTGTCCACTGACAGATAGATCATATTTTGTAAAAGCACTTACTAATTTCATATCAATATTTTTATTTTCTTCCCCAAATTCCAGAAGGTCTGAGTTTGTAAGTCTTGTAGAAGAAAATAACTTTTTAAGTTGATAAGCATTAGTGAGCGATATTTCTTGAAACATAACTAAAAATACCACTTGTTTTGTTTCAACAACACTATACACTAACTTATTTAAGTTTTTACCTAAATTTTTAGGATTGTTTTCTCGTAACAATAAAGCTAAAAGCACAGGTATATTTTTTGTTTCTGGATAATCTTTATTTATTCTTAAATTAGGAAAAACCTGTGGCCATAAATCAAATGTATCATAAAGTTTCATCAAGGAAACAACCGATTTGGCACTTTTAATACTTTTCAAAAACTCATCTCTAATCCTCTCTGGAGAAACTCCAGATAAAGAGTTATCTTCAAGAATTGCATTTCTAGTATTTGTGTCTAACTCTGTTCCCATGCGAGCAGCAAAACGAAGGGCACGTAATATTCTCAGTCGGTCTTCCGCAAACCGTTCTTTTGGGTCTCCAACAGATTTAACAATTCCGTTTTTAAGATCTTCAATTCCACCAACAAAATCTACAATTTCTTGTTTCTGAATATCATAAAACAGTGCATTTATACTTAGGTCTCTGCGCTGTACATCATTTTCAATTGTCGTAAATTCAACGGCATCGGGGCGACGACCGGCACTTAAATCTCGTCTAAAAGTGGCAATTTCATATTCATTATTTTCTTTTGTATAAACATTAATAACTCCAAAAGCTTTTCCAACTTCTAATGTGCGGAAGCCAGGAGCCCCATTGAACATTTGTAAAATTTCATCTGGTTTTGCATTTGTAGCAAGGTCATAGTCTTTTGGTGCTTTTCCTATAAGAGCATCTCTAACAGCGCCACCAACAACAAACAGTTGGTATCCATGGCTTTTAAAAATGTCTGACACCCTTAGTAGATCGTCTGGCAAATCCAAATAAAATGATTTATGAACTGCACTCGATTCATTTAACTTTTTTTTATTATATGTAACTTGTTCCTTGGAAACCTTGATTGGTTTTTTTTCATATGTAGCTCTCAAAACAGCATCGAGTGCTGCCTGATACCAACGTTTTGTCTTACCTGCAAATTCTCCAGGATCTTTAATCTTTTGCTGTCTAACAAGATAATCTAAAACTAACTTTACCCCATGGGTATCAGCACTGTCTCTTGGATCTAACTTTTTATCCATTTTTAGGAATTTATTAAGTGAAATAATTTTATCTTTTGGAGAGTAGCCATTCTCAACAGCAGCAATTATGAATCTCGCTTGTGCCGCTAATAATTCAAAAAGAGCCGGGTCTTTCCTTTTAAGATAATATACGTATTCATATGATAATTTATCGATTTTTTTACGTTTAGATTTCTTCTTTACGAGTTTTTTCGCTAATAGGTCGTCAACGACTTCTTCTACTAAAATTTCGATTTTATTTTTTTCCATAAACATATATAAATAGTACCTCTAAAATCAAGTATATGAACAAATGGGTAGAAACCGCAAACGGTAAAAAAATTAAACTTATGAATAAAGGAAAAGTTATAGTAATAACTACAACAGATGTAGAAAATATTGTTCCTTTGTTTTGTCAGTGTTGTTTAAGACCAATGAAAACAATCGACGATAGTCTTGCATATCGCAAGAATAAAATATGTAATAAATGTGATGAAAGGTGGACCAATAAACCAAATATTGTTTGGCCTACAGGCCCAGATAAACTTTCCAAGGAATGGGAAGACTATATTAACACTCGAAATATCCTAGAAAAACCAATACTTGAACTCAAATAAATTATTTTTATATTTTGTTGCTAATTAGTAATAAGAAGGTACTATGGAAAAAGACTATAAAAAATTAATAAGACTATCACAGGTTTTAAACTCTACTTTTGGATCTGATGGTCCTGGTCACCAACACATCAACGGAATGAACGTAACACTTAAAGCTATTGACAGTGAACTAATAAAAGCTATGTGCATTATGACAGTTACCTATCGCTCAGATAAGATGAGGATGGAACTACAAAGAAAACACAGAGAAGAAGCACTAGCTATGATAAAAGGCGCACTAGAAAGAGCCGCTGAAGATTACAAGGCTCAATATGATGAAAAAATAAGTTTAGTCATGGACGACGACTCTTTTAGCGAGAGTACAGAAATAATTCATGTGTCACAATATTCTGCACTCACAAGAGGATTTTATCGTGTTACTGCATTAATCCAAGTAAAATAACTATCAATGGCTAGAATAAAGAAAACTAAAAGAAGTACAGCGCCTTCAAAAAAGATTCAACTCCAAGAAATTATGTCCTGTGGGTCGGATGCGAAATATTTTATAAACAACTATGTTCAAATTTCACATCCAATGAAAGGAATGGTGAAATTTGATACTTTCCCATTCCAGGATAATTGTCTTGATGTTTTTCAAGACAACCGATTTGTAATCGTAAATAAATCAAGACAGTTGGGACTTTCAACAATTTCCGCAGCATTTTGTCTTTGGATGGCTATTTTTCAAAAACAAAAAAATATTGGTGTAATTGCTACACAACTTAAAACCGCTCAGCTTTTTATTAGAAAAGTCAAAGACATGTTAGGAAGCTTGCCAAAGTGGATGATTATGCCAGAAATTGTTGGAGATTCTAAATCACATTTAGAATTTTCAAATGGTTCACGTATCGAAGCTAGTGCAACTTCTCAAAACGCATTTCGAGGTAGCGCATTATCTATGTTAATCGTAGATGAGGCCGCACACGTTGAAGGCATTGAAGAACTATGGTTGGCACTTTATCCAACCTTGTCCACAGGTGGTTCCGCTATACTAATTTCAACACCAGCTGGTGTTGGAAACTTTTTCCACAGGGTATGGAAAAAAGCAAAAGACGGAGAAAGTGATTTTGTACCGTTAGAATTAATGTGGACTGTCCATCCTGAAAGAGATCAGACTTGGTTTGAAGAACAAAAAAAGGCTATTGTCGAAGCAAAAGGCGAACGGGGCGTCGCAATGGAATTATTGTGCTCCTTTGCTTCTTCTGGAGATACCTTTCTACGTGCTGAGGTAATGGATAATATCTTTAAAAGAATCAAAAAGCCAATTGCTTTTTGGGGTCCCGAGTGGACTGTTAAAAAAGATATGTGGATTTGGGTACACCCAGTTTCTGAACATAAATATATAATTTCTGCTGATATTTCACGTGGCGACGCTGAGGACTTTTCCGCATTCCACGTTATTGATACCGACTCTGATGAAGTCGTTGCAGAATATAAAGGAAAAATCCCTCCAGACAAATTTGGAGAAATGCTAGCTGTAGTCGGTCTTAGATATAATGTAGCCATGATTTGCCCAGAAAGAAATTCCGTAGGATTACCAGCTTGCCTAAAATTAAAAGAAATGAATTACCCGAATTTATATTATCATAAAATGCATAAAAACGTATATATGGTATATTCCACCATGGAAATGAAAAATGAAATTCCTGGTTTTGAAACTACACAAAAAAGCAAAACTGAGATTCTGGCAAAATTAGAAGACGTATTGAGAAATAAAAGAATTGCAGTATATTCAGAACGTTTATATGCTGAATTACAAACTTATATCTGGAAAAAAAATAACAAATTATCTGCACAAAAAGGTTATAATGATGATCTTATTATGGCTTTAGCAATTGGTAACTCTTTGTTTGATGCTGGAGGAGCTGTGGTATACGACAGTGACGAGATTGCTAAGGCAATGCTTGCCGGAATGTCTGTATCTACTAAAATATTCAGTGCTACGGATAACCCACAGGGCGAACAAAATGCCGGGTCTCCAATTATGACGGATGGAAGCTTATCAGATTTCTTAGAAAAAAATAGGTCTATGGCAAGTCACGCAAATTCAGGAACACATGATTACAATTCCCCGTTTTGGTCTCAATTTTCTTGGATGTTCAAGAATTAACTGCATAATAACAATAACAAAGTTAAAGCAAAATTAATTTCAGTGTATTTTATATTAAAAATGTTGAATTTGTTTGGGAATTTTATTCAGTAAATTAAAAGTGATCTGGTTTCAGATATTTAGATATTCTCTGGGGTAGACATCTTTAAGTTTATATTTTAAACTCAAACTGTAGTAAAACAACATGTTACTACACAAATATATTAGTATTTAATATATGATTTACATTATATTCTAATGTGTTATTCTAATTAAGACACTTAAATTAACAATTAAGAAATATAGGTATTATATGACTATGAAAGTTACCGAGCATACAATTAAAACAGCGATTAAAAATCACCCTAATGATGTTAGGTATCCGTGTAGAGCAACACATGAGGTCATTGACGCTGGAAGAAAGTTAATTACGATCTTATCTCCTAGTGAAAGGAATGACATGCTTGAAGGAAAGCTAATCTTAAATGAAGAGGAAACTGTAGAATTATATGATGCGATTATGGTCAAGGATGTAATTGGGTTAGGAATATTTAGAGGAACCGATGGTCCTATTCCAGGATTTTCTTCGAATATGTATTTAGTAGAAAAAATTGTAAAAGACTCTGACTATATGGAATGTAAGAATTTCTATACCAAAGAAATAGAAGAGATTTCTTTTCAAGACATTTCTATTGGTCTTTCTCTAAATATGGCAGAAATTCTATATAGAGACGATAAGCCATTTGGAGCACCAACTGAGCAAGAGTGGACAATTAAAATTCACTCGGATGATGAGGAAGAAACGACAACAGCCGAAAAAATTGTTGCAAATCTACAAGCCCAAGATTCCGAAGAAGAATCTAATTCAGAAAAAGATATTGAAACTAATATTGAGAAAACAGTGGAATTTCCAGAGTGTTATCACTCTTTTGGTTATGTAAATGACACCTATTGTGTAATTTTAAATTCTAAAGAATATTGGGATGGCGATAAAAAGGAACTTGTAAGTGTTAAACATTTAGCAACTAAGTTGAATTTTATTCCAATAGAAGGCTATGAAAATACATTCGAGTATGATCACAAATACTCAACAACTCAACTAAAAGCACTATTCACATCATTTGCTTGTGAGGAAAATACAGAAATGAATTCTATACTAGAATAAGTTTCATAAATTATTATTTTCAAAGTAGAGGACTTGTTCCTCTATTTTTTTTTAAACACATAATCATAATATGCATAAAATTTCTTTATGTTTAACCAATTTCCTAATGTGTTTTATATTCCAAAAAACGTTGATTATATAATTGTTTCTGATTTATTCGCAGAAAATTATATTGGCGGCGCTGAACTTACTTTAGAAGCAATTCTTGAGGAATGCCCAGGAAAAATATTCAAGTTACATTCAAGCTCTGTCACTGAACAGTTAATAGAAAAAAATAAGGACAAATATTGGATATTGGGGAATTTTTCTAATATGTCACACGAAAGTTTAATCACTTTAGTGACTAATGAAGTGAAATTTTCTATTATTGAATGTGACTATAAATACTGTAAATTTCGTTCTAGCCATTTACATAAAATACAAGAAAAAATTGAATGCAACTGTCACACGCAAAAATATGGATTTTTTATTAGGAAAATTTTCCAAAAAGCGCAACATGTATTCTTTATGTCAAAAAATCAAATGGAAATTTATATTAACAAATTTCCACAATTTGAATGTTCAAATTTTTCTGTGCAATCTTCTACATTCAAAAATTCCACATTAGAAAAAATTAGAAATCTGCGATTGCAAAACAAAAACACTTCTTCTGACACTTGGGTAGTTCTTGCTGGTGGTTCATGGATTAAAGCCGAGGCGCAAACGATAAAATACTGTGAGGGCCATAAAATAAAATATGAACGTCTTGGTGGGCTTGAACATGAAAAGTTTTTAGAGAAGCTCTCAGAATATAAGGGAATAGTATTTTTACCAGCCGGATATGATACTGCACCAAGGTACGTAATAGAGTCCAAACTTTTAGGTCTAGAAAGTATACTAAACGAGAATGTACAAATGCGGGAGGAAGATTGGTTTACGGGTTCCATTGAAGACTGTGAAAACTATCTAAAAACTAGACCTAAATATTTTTGGGAAATAATTCTAAATGAAAAAGAAAAAAGAAATTGAAAATAGATTTGTTGATGTTTTTGACTCTGCACAGGAACTAGAGCTTCGAGATAGTCAGTCTTTAATAAAAGAAGCCAATTTTTCACTGGAAAAATCAGAATCTACAATTGAAAATATAAAATATTTGCCTGGTGATTATCAAATAGATGAAAAAACTCGTGGATCAAAAATTGATAAAAAATGTCTCGTATGTAAAGATGAAATTGAGAGTATTTTTGAGTTATTTCACACTAGCCTAATTTTAGGTAGTACGTCTCCTGTATGGACAAAAACAAAATATCGTTGTTTAAACTGCCATATTTTATATGATTTTTAAAAAAAAGGAAAAACATGTTCGAATTTAGTGATGTTTATATTGTTCCAAAATATTCAACTGTAACAACTCGTTCTATGGTTGATACGTCATCTGTTTTAGACCCATTATTAAAACAAAATAGAATTGATGTGCCTATAATTTCTGCGAATATGGATTCTGTTACTGACGGTAAAATGGCTATGGCGGTAGCAGATGCTGGCGGGCTCGGAGCTATTCACAGATTTATGAGTATAGAACAAAATATTAAAGAATATAAAGCCGCTAGTGGCAGAATAACACTTGTTTCTATTGGAGTAAATAGCGATTCAAAAGAACGAGCGAAAGCTTTGTATGACGTTGGAGCTAGATATTTTATTGTAGATATTGCTCATGGACATTCTGAGTTAATGGAAAATATGGTAAAGTGGCTTAACCATGAATTCAAAGATATTTTTATTATTGGGGGAAATGTTGCCACGCACCAAGGCGCTGTGGATCTTATTTCTTGGGGAGTTCAGGCAATAAAATGCGGGATTGGACCCGGAGCAGCTTGCCTAACAAAAAATGTTACTGGCGTTACTGTCCCGCAATTTACTGCAATTAAAAATTGTGTTCGTGCCGCAGATTCAGTTAATACCCCAATAACAGTAATCGCAGACGGCGGTGTTAGAGAAATTGGTGATATTGCCAAAGCTTTAGGGGCAGGCGCTGATTTTGTTATGTCTGGAAGAATGTTTGCGTCTTGCGTTGAGTCACCATTGCCTGGAGTATATAGAGGAATGGCTTCTAAAGATGCAATGAAGATGATTCGAGACGTAGATTTTTTGCCAACCCCAGAGGGAAAAACAATGGAAGTTGAACAGAAGGTTTCAGTTAAACAGTTGGTACAAGAAATTAAAGGTGGACTGCAAAGTGCGTTTTCGTATTCAAATGCAATTAATTTAGGGGAGTTCCAGGCCAGCTGCGAATTCGGGTTTAGAAGATAACTGAAATGTCTTACAACAGTTCTAGGAAATAAAATATGAACGAAAATAATCAGTTAAAGCTCTTTGAAGATCCTTACTTATTACCAACAGGTAAATTTCATATTAGTTACTCAGAGTTGTTTGAATTTTTAGAATGTTCTTTTAGACATAAGTTAAAACATATCAAAAAATTAGATCCATTTGCAGGGTCTATACATACGGCATTCGGTAATGCCGTACATACTGCTTTAGAACAATATGTATTGACTGGGAATCAACCATCTGTTGAAACTTGTGAAGCTGATTTCAAAGAACGATTAGAAAAATTTCTTTTTACAAAAGAAGAAGTAACGTCAAAAGACGCAAAAGAGTTTATTGATGTTATTCCAGAAATTCTTAGGCAAGTTCCTTTATTTTTAGATGAGCAATTTCCTGGTTGGCAGCTCGTGTCAGCAGAAGAAGATTTATTTGAGTATATCCCAGGGCAAACTAATAAATGGTTTAAGGGCTTTATTGACTTAGTAATCAAAGTTCCTAAAAGAAAGCCAAGAAGAAAAACTACTTTAAGTGGTCTTAAAGGAGAAATTATACCCGGAGAATATGTCTATTATATGTTAGATTGGAAGACTACTTCTTGGGGTTGGCAAGCAAAACAAAAACGTTCGTTCAATAAACAACTACAATTGATACTTTATAAAAAATTCTGGTGTCAAAAGACTGGTATTCCAGTCGAAAATGTTAAAACCGGGTGGGTGTTTCTCAAACGCAGACCAAATAAAGACGGCTCAAGAATAGAAATGCTTTTAGTATCTGTTGGTCCAAAAGCATTAGAAAAAGCAAGCATACAATTACAATCTGCTTTAAATCAAATTATGTCTGGAAGAGTGAGTAAAAATAAAATGTCTTGTATGTGGTGTAGTTTCAAAGGCACAACTCATTGTCCATGAAAGAAATATAATGAAAATTAGTGGTTATACAACAACACGCAATGCGGTAGAAATGGATTATCCATTCGAGGAGTCAATTAAAAGCATGTTAGCTTTTTGTGACGAAGTAGTAGTGGCAGATAGTTCCGATGGAACAGATTCCACTATAGAAGTGCTTCAAAATTTAATGGAACAAAATGAGAAATTAAAAGTTTTTCATATAAAAGTACCTTGGGATGCCCCAAATCATGGAATTTATGACGGTAAGATGAAAGCCATCGCCAGGGCAAAATGTACTGGAGACTATTTGTGGCAACAAGATGCTGATGAAATTGCAGAGGTAGGGATACGACCAAAAGTAGAAAATTTAATAAATAATGCTGCCCCACATATGGACAAGGCTCCAATTATTTGTTTACCAGTGGTAGAATATTGGGGTTCTAAAGATAAAGTTAGAATTGATGTAAACCCATGGAAATGGAGAATAAGTAAAAATTTACCAGAAATTACACATGGCATTCCTAAGCATCTAAGAAAAGAAGAAAACGGTTTGTTGTATGCTAAACAGGGCACAGATGGTTGTGATTTAATAAACAAGAACGATGGCAGTGTAGTTGTTTCTAGTAACTTTATTACACAAGAGGTAGATAATCTTAGAAGAGAAGCAATTTTCAACAAAGAGGCAGCATACAAATATCAAACTTGGTTTAATATGGTTGTGGGACATTTGCCCACGGTTTATCATTTTTCTTGGTTCTCAATAGAAGAAAAAATTATCAAGTTCAAGAAATTTTGGAATGCCTCATGGCTATCGCTATATAACGAGGAAAGACCAGAAGGGTGGAACCCGTTTTTTGCTGATAAAAGCTTATCTGACGTCTCAGAAAAGGAAATTAAAAAACTAGCTCACAAACTTAAAACAGAAACTGGTGGTTGGATTTTTCACTCTCCTTGGGATGGTTCAAAAATAAATCATGTTGAAATTGAAACGCCAATTCACCCGATTATTAAAAAATGGTGTGCAGAGCACAGTGGAAAATGAGATGAGTAATGAACCCAAAATTTCTGTTATTGTAGCTAACTTTAATCATGCACAATATATCAAACAAGCTGTGCAATCTGTTTTGGACCAAACGTATGAAAACTTGGAAATAATTATAGTTGACGACTGTTCAAATGACAACAGTAAAGAAGTTATCAACGAAATATCTAAATTAGATAAAAGAGTTGTAGAGCCTATTTTTCTACCAGAAAATAGAGGAAAATGGTTTGCTTTAAATAGAGGTATTGGACAAAGAGCAACTGGACAGTTATTAACATGTCAAGATGCTGATGATAGTTCTTGTAAGCAAAGACTGGAATTTCAAGTTAAAACTTTACAACAAATGAAAAGTTATCACACTCTTTGCGGGTTTCATAATTGTTCCAGCCAAGAAGAAATTGATAATGCCACAAAATTTGTTGTAAATGCCCCCGCCCCAAGTATATCTGATATTATACCACACGATGCAGTAACACAAAATGTGTTCACAGGGTTCCATACAAATGGAATTAACCATTATTATATGGGACCAAATTTTGAGACGCACGGGGCATCAACTTTATTTTATAAACAATTGTGGGATCATGGTATGAAATTTATGCCCGGTAATTTAGGATTACGTTGTCAGTTAGCAGAAGACAGCGACATGAATACAAAATTAACTTTATTATTACAAAAAACTAGTGTACTTAAAATGCCTTTCTACAATTATAGAAGAGGGACTACAACAAATCCTGCGTTTTCCGAGTTTTTGTGATTATTGCACTTTTACATCTTAAACAAGAATTGAATCTTATTCAATGATAAACTATGAAAAAAAATAAAGTTGCAAGTTCACGAAAAAACAAACCTACTAAAGAAAAAAAAGAAGTTGATTGTTTGGATTTTGGTTTAGAACCCGGAAAGTTATATAGTTTTAATGGCAAATTCAGATTGTTATATCCAGAAAAAAAGAATTGTCCCTCTAAGCCGAAAGACCGATATAAAATTATAAAGGGCGACCGCCTTTTATATTTGGGCGGTGAACTTACAGAAGCAATATGGCCTATGAGTTATTCTGTATTATCATATGTCCAAGAAAAACAACTTATTAAAAGAGAAGAAATGATTTTAGCACGTAAAAAACTAAAGTTATACCGAGTTGTTCAGTCTCCTTGGCCAAATATGTATTATATTTATTTCACATCTGATGTTCCTGTATACAAAGGAAGAATTAGAGTAGCGTATAAAGATACTTTTGGTTGGGTTAACATAAGCATGCTTAACAAACAACAAATTATGAAACAATTTACTTATATTAACCCAGAAGTAGAAAAAAATAATTTATAGATTTTCTGGCATAATAGCTTTTGGGCCAACAAATAATTCATTTGGCCAAAGTCCACTATGCATAGCTGTTAGTCTAGTTCTATCGTATCGGTTACCCCTATCTGTTGTATCATGCCATCGCCCGTAGTTAGTAGTTCCTAGAGCCCTGATTAGCCTGTGAGGCCAACTTGATGTTTTGTCTGGGTGTGAGTTCGATAAAACTTTTCGAGCCATCCCTGGAGCGTTTACAGAGAAACTATGATACACACACCATGCCAGGTCATATTCTGGAGAAATTTGGCCAATACGTTGCAACGCAGTTGGATGATCAACCCCTACAGTAATTTTATAAGCGTCAGATTCAGCTACTCCGTTTCCAGAAACTAGTGATCGAATTGCGCTATTAATTTGAACGGTAAAGGTGATTGGGTTAGTAAATAATTTGTGAAATAATAAAGCCCACTTGACGGCAGAATCCCAATTTGGTCCTGTTTTAGGAACTTTTCCGCCAGGTGGGGCTACCATGTCTCTGATTTCGGCAGCTGTTATTATTGCACCATTTGAATAATTTCTCAAAACACCATCTTGATCAATATATTTGTTATTGTTTTTTAGTTCTCCCCAAAGTTTGCGTAAATCTCCGCACGGCGCATATAGCTCTAGTTCTCTAAGACTTTTCCATAATGGGCCTTGTGTCATAGTTTTTGGAAAAACAGCTATATTATGTTCTAAACCTGCGGAAATTCCAGCACCATCATATGAGTTTATTGGTCCAAATTTACCAAATGTTTCTAGCTGGGAGGTAAGATACATGGCACGGTACATATGCTGTTCTTTTTGTTCGTTTGTTAGAATCCATTTAGTTCCTTCGCTAATTGCACAACCAGACCAAATTTTATATTTTACCCATTTTGTAGTTATCATTTTAATCCTTTGTATTCTGAAGGTAAATAGCCGTGGATTGTAGAAATACAAAATGGGTTTTGTTTTTAAAGTACTGGTGTTACTATCACATTATGAACAATAATAAAAATTTGCATAAGCAAAATATAGAACTTGATAGATTTTTAAATCACATTTAGTGACTCACTAACGGCAGGGAAATTTGATAAAGTCAATAATGGATTGTCATCAAATATTTTTGAGAGAAATAGTTCATTGCATATAGTATGTTATTCGACAATAACACTTCAATATAAAGAAAAGTTTTTCACTGAAGTAGAAAAAAGTTCTTGCTCAAAGAGTCGGGTTGAACGTACTAAAAATATCTTATCTGGACTTAAATAAAATTTTTAGGAGCTAGGGTAGGAAATACTATGCAAGAAAACCCCTAAATTCGTTAGCCTTCACTCCCATTCAACCTTTTCAATAGATTGATACATATTTACTTTTATGCCTAAAAAACAACAGTCTAAAAAACAAATCAAAAATCTCAAACAACATAATAAAAATCAACGAGCAAAACGTGTTGCTCGTAGACAAAAAGAATGTTTATGGTGCAAAAACACATTTCAGGATACTTCTTTTCGGCTTAGCCAAAAAACTTGTAGTAGGTCCTGTGCTCTAGCTTTAGGAGTAAGTACCAGAAAACAATGCGGTTCTTATAAAAGGACAAAAGAGCAAAATAAGAAGATGATAGATACCTTCAAAAAATTACGGCTCGAAGGCAAAGCCGTAATTTCAAAAGAAAAACGAAATAAACTATCAAAATTGCTTAAAGATCGTTGGGAAAATGGTGAAATGAAAGAAGCGGTTAGAAAAACTAGTATTGAAAAATATGGTGTTGAACACCCAATGCAAGCAGAAATAGTAAAACAAAATTTAAGAAATTCATTTACAAAAAAATATGGGATAGATTGGGCAACAAAAAGTTCTATTGTTAAAGAAAAAACAAGAAATACACGAATTGAAAGGGGATTGACATACCAATTTGGCAACAAGACCATGCTGGAATGGGCAGATGAATTGGAAATTTCATACTCTTATTTTAAGCAAGTTACAAATGAACAAGGAATTGAAACGGCCAAAAAACTCTCACTAAATAAAACAGGAATTGAGAGTACGGTGAATAAACTTATTAGTGAAATATATGATGGAGAAATTTTATATGATGTTACAAAATTCAAAACTTATAGACCAGATTTTATTTTGCCGCATAAAAATATTATAATTGAATGTGACGGTTTGGCATGGCATTGTGATAGAGTTAATAAGGACAAAAAATATCATTTTAAAAAGAAAGAATTCTACAAGGAAAATGGGTATAAAACTTTTTTCTTTAGAAGTGATGAAATTGTAAATAAAGAAATAATTGTTAAGTCAATTATAGGAAACGCCCTTCTTGCAAACACTTGCAAATTATTTGCAAGAAAGTTAATTGTAAAAGAAGAAACAAAAAAAAGTACAATAAAAGACTTTTATCAGGATAATCACCTAATGGGTCCAGGCGCAGGCCGAGTTTATGGTTTATATAATAATGATAAGCTTGTTGCAGCCATACAGGTTAAATGGAAAAACAAAAAAACTAAAGTCTTAGAAATCTCAAGATTTTGCACGCTAGCCAATACAAGTGTTGTTGGAGGATATTCAAGGCTAATTAGCAAAGTTATCAAGACGGAAAAACCGTCACAAATTATTACGTTTGTAGACGAACGATATGGAAATGGAAATTACCTTTTAAAATTAGGCTTTATAAAGAAAAAAACAAGTGTTAGTTTTAGGTGGACAGACGGTAAGAGAACCTACCATAGATTAAAATTTCGTGGAAATTCCGGTTATTCCCAAGGTTTATATAAAATTTGGGATTGCGGACAAACCCTTTTTAGTAGAGAAATAAATGATAAATGAAAAATAGATACCCAAAAAAGTTTGTAGGACTGCATAGCCATTCAACATTTTCAATAGGAGATGCCATAGGTATGCCGCAAGACCATATAGATTTTGCAATAGAAAATGAAATGGACGCACTTGCGCTTACAGATCATGGAAACATGAATGGTTATACGCACCAATTTTTGCATAACCAAAAATTACATAAAAATGGACAAAAATTCAAAGCAATTCCTGGAATAGAAGCATATTTTATTGATTCATTGGCAGATTGGAAAAACCTATATTTAAAGGACAAAGAAACTAAAAGCTTGAAAAAGCTTTCCGCAGGCGGTGACGCTGATGCTACAGAAGCTTTGCGAATTCAAAAAAAACTAGATAACAATCCATTTGAAACTGATAAATCAAAAAAAATTGAAGAAGATATGGAGGGTGGAACTGTTGTTGAAGATGAAGATGCTTCAAAGAAAAATAAACATAATGACCCGTTGAAACAAAGGAACCATTTGGTTTTATTGCCAAAAAATATTGAAGGTCTTGAATCTTTATTTCAGATGGTATCAAGATCATATATAGACGGATTTTATCGTTTTCCCCGTATGGATTTTGACATGCTAAAGAAATTTTCCAATGGAAATATTATAGCAACTAGTGCATGTATTGGTGGACAGCCTGGTAGAATAGTTTTTGGACACCAAACAGAGCCAGAGTGGGATTTATGGTCGCCAAATATGAATGATTTTGAAGAAATTCAAAATGAATTAAAAGAAATGGTAGACAAGTTTAAATGGGCGCTCGGAGAAGAAAACTATTATTTAGAGCTACAATTCAACAGATTGGAACCGCAACATCTTGTAAATCAACACTTGATAGAATGTAGTAAGCGTACAGGAACTCCGTTAGTTGTGACTACAGATGCTCACTATTCTAATCCAAAACATTGGAAGCAAAGAGAAATTTACAAAATGATGGCGTGGGCTTCTAAGGGGATGGACATGAACAAAGAAAATCTTCCTAAGTCTGTAGATGAATTAAAGTGTGAATTATATCCTAAAAATGCATCTCAAATTTGGGATACATATCTTTCAACTACAAAAGATAAAGGTTGGGATTTTTATGACGATGATATTGTCCGTGAAGCAATTGAAAGAACATATGATATTGCTCATGACCAAATTGATGATATTTCGCCAGATACAAAAGTTAAACTCCCGTCAATTTCTTATCTAGCAACTGATTCAAATTTAAAAGCAATAGAGGCAAAATTTGGTGAAGATATAAGCGAAGAATCAGCGGCATTCCAAGAATTAAAACGACAAGCAATTGCTGGAATGAAATATCGACGGTTGCTTGATAGTCAAGAACATATTGATAGGCTAAAAGAAGAACTTAAAGTAGTAAAACATCTAAAGTTCTCAAAATATTTCTTAACTTATTCAAAAATAATGGAGAATATTTCTAGTCAAATGCTCTGCGGACTCGCACGTGGTTCAGCGGCCGGGTCATTGTTGTCTTATGTCTTGAATATAACTCAATTGGACCCCATAAAATATGGATTATTGTTTGAGAGATTTTTGACAAGATTTAAAAAGGGCTTTCCGGATATAGATAGTGACTTTGCTGATCGAGACAAAGCCGTAAAGATTATTGCAGAACATTTCGGAGAAGAGAATGTTATTCCGGTATCCAACTTCAATCAGCTACAACTTAGATCTTTAGTAAAAGATTTATGCAAGCTTGATGGAGTTCCATTTGAGGAAGTGAATAACTATACGAAGAAGATAGAAGCCGAAGCACTAGCAGAAGCAAAAAAGAATGCCGGTTTTGATAGACAAGGCTGGGTTTTAACATACGATGTTGCATCCAAGGATTCTCAAACATTTAGAGAACTAATGAATAAGTTTCCAGAACTGGAAACAAACATTAAAATTCTGTTCAAACAAATGAGAAATGTAAGTCGTCATGCTGGTGGAGTTATTATAACAGAAAAACCAGAAAAACATATGCCAATTATTAAGAGCGGTGGTGTCCTACAGACGCCGTGGCAAGAAGGTTTAAATTTCAGACACTTAGAAAATTTAGGATTTCTTAAGTTTGATATTCTAGGTTTGGGAACTCTTAGAATTTTTGAGAATACTGTCAAAAGGATTTTAAAAAACCAAGGGATAAAACACCCAACTTTTGAACAAGTTAGTAAATGGTTTTACGAAAATGTACATCCAGATAATAACACCATGGATGACCCAAAGGTTTATAAAGAGGTGTATGAAGAAGGTAAGTGGGCAGGAATATTCCAATTTGTTCAATCTCCAGTACAAAAATTTGTAATGAAGATGAAACCAAAGAATATTATTGATCTAGCGACTGCGACGTCAATATTTAGACCCGGACCTCTCGGCATATCAGCAGATAAACTTTATCTTAAGAATAGGGCTAAGCCAGAAGAAATTGCTTATAAGCACCCTTTGTTAAAGGAGGTATTAGGCGACACATATGGTTTAATTGTTTTCCAAGAACAGTTGCAACTTATTTACAATAAACTTGCCGGTGTACCGCTAGAAGAAACTGACGGAATTCGAAAAGCTTTCATGAAGAAAGATATGTCTAATAAAGTTGAAGCTGCAAAAGAAAGATTAAAACTTAGAGAATTTTTTGCTGACAAGTGTTTAGAAGTTAATGACATTCCTAAAAGTATTAGTTATTCAATATTTGAAGACATTGAAAAATTCATTGCGTACAGCTTTAACAAAAGTCACGCTGTCTCTTATACAATAACTTCATATCAGTGTGCTTGGTTACTTACTTATTATCCAGACGAATGGACAGCAAGTTATATTGACTATTGTGCAGTAGATAAAGGGCAGGCGGCTGGAAGAGAAAGCCCAGTATCTGTGGCTCTAGGAGACGCAAAAGGAATTGGCTATAAGGTAGGAAAGCCGGATATAAATACTTCTGATGTAGACTATCAAATAATTAATAAAGTTTTGATCCCCAGTTTCCAGGCACTTAAACATGTTGGAGTCCCAACGTTACAAGAAATCCGTGAATATAGACCTTATACTAAAATTGAGGATTTAGTTTGGAACCCAGATGAAACATGGAGGCATAGCAAATTCAACAAAAAAGCTTTATCTACTCTTATAAAACTTGAAGCTTTTTCTAGTATGGATTTAGTAGGGAAAGGTAAAACATTCAAAAATTATCGACAAATGCATTATGTTTTAGTAGATAATGGTGATAAGATCAAACGTGCATGTGCCCGGAAAAAAGATCCACAACCAAAGGAAGTTTTACAAACTTTAATTGCAGAGGCTCAGGAGTTAGACGATTGGACGCTTGAAGAAAAAATAAACAATAGTCAAACTTTAGCTGGTTCTGTAGATATTAATCTTATCATTCCTAAAAATGTTCGTGAATATCTTGATTCTTCAGGGTTAGGTTCGGTAGATGAACATAAAAGCAAACATGAATGGTATTGGTGTGTTGTAAAACGTAGTGCCCAATATAAAACCAGAAACAACAAACCATATTTGCGAATGAAAATTTTCGGGGAAAGTGGTCGAGAACGAGATTGTTTTATTTGGGGGTATAACCCTGTTAAAGATTTTCCAATTCCAAGCAACACTTTAGTTTTAGCTAAGTTTGAAAAGAGTGATTTTGGATTATCAACGTTCTATAGTAAAATAGAAGTTATTGATCGAGGATAATATGAAACTTACAGCAAGAATACCAAAAAAAATTATATTCTCCAAAAAAGAAACCGTAGAAGATAAAAAATTATTGTATAAAAATTGGTCTATGCTTGGAAACGAATTTGAAGATAAAATAGCTAAAATTAGTGGCCCAGTACATTATGGAATATACTGGGCTATAGATTCACAAAAACAAATTGATAGAATTGAATCTAGCACTGAAAATATTTGGCACGTACACGACAATGTTCCTTGTAACCTTCGTTTATTCGGAATTGGAAGTGATATAAATAACGATTCTTATAAAAACAAAGATACAATATATGTGGTGACACCTAGCGGGTATCTAGTAAAAATGTCAAATGAAGTTTTAGTAAACGCAATTTTATTTGGCAAGGTTAGAGATGATAGAACCTTACCAGGAGAATTTGTGTTTGCTATTATTAATAATGTTTTATTGCCAATCCAAGTAGGGTCTGGTATACATAAGGCTGCAATAGCCAAAGAAAATAAAAGGAAAAAGGTAAAAATAAAACCAGTTGATTTATTTGTAGGACAAGCATATAGTACATTTGGCGGAAATACAGCAATATTTTTAGGATTTGTGAATACCGAGGTTATGAAATCAAAAACTAAACGCTACACAAATATTACAACTATTTTAGAAGTAAAATATAAAAAAAAGAAGTTATCTACTTTATGGTTTAAATTTGATATAAAAGATTGGCTATCTAATAAAAATTTCACACCCGAAGAGATTAAAGAACAAATCTTTGAAAGACTAAATAGAAATCGTGACGCCCTGTACCTTTTTTCGTGTAAAGACACTTATAGTTTTATAGAGCCGATTAATAATTTTATTGTAACACTACCAGAAGATATAGTATTCCAAGTTCGCCGTGCGGCAGAAAAAAATTTAGTGGCGAGCAATTATGAAAAGTTTACTCCACACGGAATCTCATATTACGAAGCATATTCCAGATTGTGTAATATGTCATTATTTGGGACTGAGTTTAATAGGTCTAAGTTGTATGACGTGTACAATAGATGTGAAAATATTTCTTAGAAGATAAAAGAAACTTTCTTTTGCATTCTAATGCATATTTAATATTGTTACAAAATGAAAGTAACAAAAAACTATGGATCTAAAACAAATAATAAATGGTGCTGTGCGAGAGTCGTTTCAAAAATCTCGTCCAGAAAAAAAGGTCAAAAGCCCTGTTGGTAATGACAAAACAAGTATTTTAGAAAATACAGTTACTAAAGTTGTTACCTCCACAAAATCTTTTTTGAAAGAAGCACTCGTGGCTTTGCCACAGTCTTTTATTCTCAATACAGAAAAACTTTCTGAGACCACCAAAAAAACACAAGAAAAATTATATAAAGTGTGTATTGATGCATTCAATAAAACAAGCGCAGCTCTTGATGGTGCAAATAAGTTTGAAGCGAATAAAAACTACAGTTCATATCGTTCACTAAAAGTAGAAGAAAATTTTAACCTTAACAGTATCAAGCTACATGAATTGTATTTCTACAATATAGCAGACCAAGCAAGTGATATAAGTGTTGATGCTATTCCATATATGAAACTTTCTAGAGACTTTGGCACATTTGAAAATTGGCAATTTGATTTTATGGCGACTTGCAAATCTTCAAGAAGTGGTTGGGGTGTTCTTGTATATGAACCATATAAAAACGTTTATATGAATGTTGTGGTTGATTCTAATAACATTGGAATACCATTTGGCACTGTTCCAATCTTGGTTATGGACATGTCAGAACACGCATATATATTTGATTATGAAACAGAAATCAATGATTACATAGTTGCAATGATGAGAGAAATTAATTGGAACGTAATTGAAGCACGCATGGTTATTGCAGAAAGATCTGAGTTAAATGCGCTATATATGATTAGACCAATATACAACTCTGCTCCTAAAGACATGCTTGCAGCCGCTGGCGAAGCTCCTATCGGGCAAGTCAAAGATGCGAATGGACTTGAAGTTCCTTCAACGACGCCTCCTGGTGCTTCTGATGATATTGTTACCTCTCATTACCCAGGTACTTTATAATGAAAAAAAATAGAAATTTAGAAGTTTTGTTAGAATCTTTACTCAAAGAGACGCAGCCAATCGAACGTCCACAATCTATGGCTGATTTTGCGTCAGTCGCAGAAAAACCATTTTCTTTAGATCAGGCTATTGATCGGTATTTAATTCAATATGAACGGGAGTCAATTCCTACATCGGAAATGTTTGAATCTGCTAAAATTACTAATTTAGTTTCCTTTTTGTTCGAGCAACAAGATAAAGAAGATGGCACGGGCGAGACTGATTTACCAGATTTAGACCTTGGTGGCGGCGGCGGAGCAGCTGATGACGACGATAGTGATTCCTCAAACAAAGAAAAACCCCCACCCGTTATGAATACTCCAAAAATTAATTTACAAGATTTTACTAGGAGTGTTGCTAGACTTGTTAATAATCTTGGTTCTTTAATCGATCTAAACACTTTAATTCTAAACAGATCAGAAAAATATATCCAAAGTAATTATAACGAAAGAACTGCCAAAGAGATGATGGAAATTTTAGATACGACGTATGACCTACGCCCTGTGTCAACAGAAGAACATTCTGCGACACAACCTGATTTTCCAGACCCAACTACGGCAGTTACTGGTCCCGTTGGTGGATAACTTTGGTTATAAAAAAAACAAAAATTGTTTTTGAATTTGATGAAGGGTCTCTTAAAGAACTAAGGAAGATCTTATTCAAAAAAGGCTTATCTCCACAACAATTTTTTACATATGTTATAGAAAAAGTAACACTTTATGATCATAGATTATTAGAAATAATGGATGAAACTGTTACCTACAAACAACATAATTTTGGCAATAAACGTAAAAGTGATATAGATGCTGAATTAGTTTATAAACTCATTGAAAAAAATCTCAAAGAAAAAAATAAAAATGGAGTTTAGGTATGTCAATAAAATTGAAATTTGTTTCTTTCTTAGAAAACCTTCTGAAGGCTTTAAAAGAAAAAGAGGAGAACAACTTTTTACATGATGTGTCTACAGAAGATATAGAAGATACAAATTTTGAAGAGGTAAAGATTATGGCCCATAATCTTAATAATAAAGTTACAATTTTGTCTGACAAGATAATACAAATTAATGAAAAGTTGTCTGCTATGACAATCTTACAAGAAGAAATATTATATTCTTTTGAACAAAATGAACAAACAGAAGAAAACCATCCAAAGTTAATACAAACTGAAGAGAAAAAGTTTGGAATTAATTAGGATTAATGGAAAAATTTAAAAAATTATTATCATCATTTTGGAAATGGATTAAAAATAATTGGCTTGTCATAGTTTTGTTATTTGGAGTAGGATTCTTGGCGTGGAGCTTTAGATCAAACGACCAGGCGTATAAAAATCTATTTAAAAGTTATACACAACAAAGTGCAGATAATCGTCAACAGATAGAAGACTTACGTGCGGTGCAAGAACAAGAACGTGCTGACCAAGAACGTATTATGCGAAATTATCTTGATGAGCTTCATAGGATTGAACAAGAATATAAAACGGAATTAACCAAAATTGAAACTCAAAGAGCCACAACCCAAGATAATATAATATCAAATTATAATTCCAATCCAACGACTTTAACAAGTGCAGTAACTAATACTTTTGGGATTCCAACGGAGTGAATATGAGAAAAACATTATTAATTGTTCTTGCAGCTTCCCTAATGGGAATTTCTTTTGCCCCACGAGCAACCGCACAGAATAACCCAGATACAATGCTTGAGTCGGGGCAGCCCACTGCCAATTCTCCAGAAGATATAACAATCGATTGGGCTGAAATAGAAACAACTATATCCCCATTAGAAGAAATTCAATTACCAGAACCCTATTTAACAGATGGAAGCCATGGAGAAAGACAAGTTTTCTTACAATCTGGACAAGTAGCTCCGTGGGCAGGAGTTTTATTAAATCCTTCTGCTGTTGCTTTTATTATTTCAGAAACTCAAGCAAGTTATGACCGTGCTCGACTCGCTCTGCGACTTCAAAGGGAAACGGATACAAACAGAATAACTTTGGAGGTAGGGCAACTTCGTCTACGTTTAAGAAGTGATCGGGCTGAGGCTAATATTGTAATTGCGGGACAACAAAGAGAAATTATTAATTGTCACACCTTACATAAAGACTATGTTGATAGTTTGACTAGTGGGTTTTTTAGAACCAAATTTGGTTTGGCTATTAAATGGGGTTTAGTTGTAATTGGAGCCGCAGCGGTCGGCGCCGTCGTTGGATATATCGCTCACCCATAATAAAAAGTTATTTAAAAAACACTAATGTGTTTACAAATTTTTTTATTATTGTTATCTCTACAATAATGAGGAAATATGAATCAAGAATTAATAGCTAAAATAGAAAAAAACTGGGATTTGTTTTACGGTTTAGTAAAAAGAGTGGAGAATAAAACTGTAAGAGATAGTTTGCTGTCTTTGTGTGATTCTGAAAAAGATCGTTTGGCTGCTGCGCCTGCATCTTCTAGAACAGAGTTTAACGGCGCCTATCCTGGCGGGCTTGTTAGACACAGCCTAACTGTTTTTGCGCTTGCAAAAAATCTGAATAACTCTCTTAATTTTACCGAAAACGGAGATAGTTTACTTGTTACTTCTTTGTTTCATGATTTCGGTAAAATTGGTAATGAAAATGAAGACTACTATTTAGAACAAGAATCAAACTGGCATAGAGAACGTGGAATGATGTACGAACTAAACAAGAAGATAGATAAAATTCATCCGAGCCAACGTTCACTCTGGTGGCTAACCAATAAAGCAAAATGTCCTGTAAGTGAAGATGAGATGTACGCAATTTTGAGTTTGTCAAAACTCGGACAAATGTACAGCACAGATTTATATGATGTTTCTCCGTTGTCGGTAATTTTACAAACTGCCGTAAGAGTAGCCTGTATAAAAGGCAAAAACAAACAATCTGTTTTAGAATAAATTTTGTTTAAAAAACTTTGTAAGTAGTTGATTTTATTGAATAAAATTTAATATCTTATAATAAGAAAAATAGACTTTTAGGTTCAACAAACCTACTTATTACAAGAAGCGAAAACATCTAAACAATAAATATAAAACAACTTAACAACAACCAAATTAAACATTTTAAAACAATTTTCATGAAAGATATAAACAAAAAGACATATAGAGATTTTGATTTCTCTGATTAAAAATCAAATCAAGTTACATAACAAGGTTTAAAATTTAAAACAAAGTTGTTATGTTTATTCAAACACAGTTTATGCTTACCAATAGTTGGTAAGTGTTTTAGAGCAAATATTATTTTGCGAAATGAAACAAACATTAGAAAAACATTAGAAAAACAAAGGAAAAACAATGGCATACGATTTAGAAGCTATAAAACAAAAACTCGCCGATTTATCTGGCGGAAGAAACTCTGGGAAGGACAGGGTAAAACTTACTTGGTTTAAACCAGTATTGACATCTGACGGGGGTAAGAGTTCTTATGAAATTAGATTCTTGCCATATGTTGATAGAAATGGTCAACCATTTGAGGAGGTATCTTATTACGACAATAAAAGCTTATCCGAAACTAGGTTTGTTGTTCCTTCACAATATCAAATGGAAGATCCGGTCTTTGACTTAATCAACGAATTGAAAAAGGAAAATACACGTGAAACTTGGAGGTTGATGAACAACTTACGTCCACGAGATCGTTTTTACGCCCCGATTCTTGTCCGTGGAGAAGAAGAAAAGGGAATACAAATTTGGGAACTCAGCCCTAATATCTTAAAAGATATTTATGGAATTCTTGCCCACCCAGATTATGCGGAAGAAAACATGATGGAAGTCAATGATGGATTTGATTTTACCCTTACCGTCACCGATTCTGGTAAAAAGTTTAATACTTGGACCATTAAAAACTATGATCTCCAGCCACGACGTAAGGCAAGTAAGGTCGCAAAGACCAAAAAGGAAATAGATGAGTTGATAGCTTCTATGCCAGACCTCGGAGCGTACTTCAAAGCACAAGTCAAAAACGCAGAGTGGATCAAACAAGCTGTGGAAAACTTCCTAGCGAAGACAGCTGGTGATGATGGCGAAGAGACTTCTACGAACGTCGGAAAAGAAGTTAACTCAGCTGGTAAAAATCATACGTCTTCAAAAGGACTTTCTGCTAAAGACGATGCAGCAGCTGCCACAAAGAACATTGAAGATGCCTTTTCGGACTTAGATGATGATGTTAGCGAATTATTTTAAAATAAATAAATGATATCTAGCAAAAACAAATGAATAAAGAAACCCAAATATTTTTATTTGGGTTTTTTTGTCTTTGTAGTTTACAGAACAAACATTGAATGGTAAAATATTACTTAGAGGAAATATGATAAAACAGAAAAATAAAAAAACAGACAAGGTAAATGATGATTCCAAAAAAGACATATGTGATGATTTTACATCCGATCTCATCAAACAACTGAATAAAGAAAATGGAGAGAAAATTGCATTTAACTTATCTACAGATGACGCACCAACAAATATTAAGCGTTGGATTTCAACAGGGTCCCGACAACTTGATTGTTTGATTTCAAATCAAAAATATGGGGGCTTTCCTGAAGGAAGAATTGTGGAGGTCCAAGGTCCCACTTCAAGCGGAAAGTCTCATATATGTTTTGAAGCTGCTAAAGCGACACAAAAGATGGGCGGAATTGTTGTATATATTGACACAGAAAATGCCACAAGCCTAACTAACTTAGAGTCTATTGGTATTAATGTAAATAAACGATTTGTATTCTGTCAGACAGCTTGCACAGAAGAGATTTTTGCAATTGCCGAAAGTACTATTTTAAAAGCTCGTGCCATGGCTAAAGACGTGCCAGTAACAATAATTTGGGATTCAATTGCCGCTTCTTCCCCGAAGGCTGAATTAGAAGGAGATTATGACCAAAACACTATTGGGCTACAGGCGAGGGTGCTTGGAAAGGGAATGCGTAAAATTGTCAATATTATTGGAAACCAGAATGTTTTATTTTTGTTGGTAAATCAACAGAGGCAAAAGATAGGTGTAATGTTCGGAGATAACATTACTACACCAGGCGGAATGGCAATACCATATGCCTCTAGTGTTAGAGTTAGAATCTCATCCACGGGACAAACACAAATTAAAGATAAGGATGGGAATGTAGTAGGAATCAAAGTAAAAGCAAAGACTATTAAAAACAGAGTAGCCCGGCCGTTTAGATCTTGCGAATTCCAAATTATATTTGGAGTAGGGGTTATAGAGTTTGAAGAAGTGTTTGATTTATTTAGGGCACATTGTGCGGAGGTTATCAAAGTAAGCCCCGCTGGCGTGAAAATTGGGAATGAATATGTAAACGTTTATGGAACATCTGCGTGGAGAAACTTTACTGTCTCAGATGCTGGAACTGGAGAAGTTATTTTGGACAAGAAATTTCATAAATCAGATTTTGACAAAATTTTATATGCGCCAGAATATGCTAAATATATGGATGCATTATTTGAGAGTGCGCTGGTGATGAAGTCTGATACGCAGGCTCATCCGACTTTTGAAGATTTAGACTCTTCTTCGTTAGAAGAAGTTGAAGCTGTTAGAGCAGCAAGGTAAGGATAACATGCAAAATACAAAAAGAAAAGTAGAATTTTATAAACAAACAGCAAAAATAGGACAAGAAATAAATAACGTTGACTGGAATAAACCACATAACCCCGTTTTAGATGGAAAAGAAATGATAGTAGAATTTTTGAAACTATCACCCAAAGCAGTTTTGCCAAGATATGAGAATAAAGATGATGCCGGGATGGATTTGCGCTCTACATCATTTTACAATATTCCTCCTGGGGAAGTACAAATAGTACAAACTGGATTAGCCATACAACTTAAAAGTGGAACAGAGGCTCAGGTACGCTCACGGTCGGGCCTTGCCGCTAAGCATCATGTGGTGGTTCTCAATAGTCCAGGAACCATAGATGCTGGCTATCGTGGTGAGATCAAAGTAATTTTGATTAATCATGGAAAAGAAATATTTTTCATAAATGAAGGCGACAGAATAGCACAACTAGTAATCGCCGCCGTCGAACAACCAAAAGTTGTTGAGATTAAAATGCTAAGTGAAACCGAAAGAGGCGACGGAGGATTTGGTTCCACTGGTATTAAATAATAATTTGGTCATACTCAGATATTTATATTTGAAGTGGAAACTATAAAAACACTTAGAAATTTATTTAGTGTACAGGCTGGAACTCTTTTTAGAGGTTTATATATTTCGAATAACGGAAATGTGTTTTTATCTACAAAACAATGGTACTACGAACAAAAAAAACATGTCAAAGGATTATGGTCAACAACAGATAGAGATACAGTTAGTTTTGAATATGTACCAGATTCTTTCATTTCTAATTTATTAAGAAACAAGAAAATCTCTATCTGTGATAACTCTGAAATGGATTTTATTAAATTTAGCCAAAATGGAATCGCAATTTTCCCCGATCTAACAAAACAAACAATGCAAGAAGTAGTTATGTCAGAAGATTGTGTTGGCATGTCGCTAGGTGACAATATAATTTTTATTAGACCGTTTCACACCGCAACTTACAGGCCAGGATTTTATGATATTTATCTATTTCACAAAGTCTTACATAAAGACTCTATTAAATGGGTAGTTTTACAGTCAAATTCTATTGGTAAAAATTTAGTTCTTCATAACCCAGATGATTTACTATTAGAAATTGAAATGAAACTAGTTTAAATAAATTTGTTTTTGTAATAAAATCTATAATAGATACTTTAAACGAGAAACACGAATGAATATAGAAAATACAAAAAAGAATAGACCATATTTGATTATCGATGGGATGAATGTTTTTATTAGACATTTTCTTGTTAACGGTACTGTAAATAGTAAAAGCGAATTAGTCGGAGGTGTGGTAGGATTTCTTAGGTTTATGAATCATGCTATAGATATATTTTCGCCATCTAAAGTTTTCGTTGTTTGGGAGTCTGGTGGTGGTTCGGCTAAAAGAAAGTCCATTTACAAGGATTATAAAGCAAATCGTGGTAAAATCAAAGAATTTAAGAAGCTCAAATCTGGGTCTGCCTCTATGAAAGATTCTTTAAAATATGACCACGAAACACGAGTTAAACAACTAACGCAACTATACAGACTTTTGAGTTTTACTCCTGCGTGTCAAGTGTTTGTTAGTGGAACTGAATGTGACGATGTTGTTTCTTATATAGCAACTCAATATTTTAGAACTGACAAAACAGATAAAATTATCGTTTCTAACGATAAAGATTTCTATCAATTATTAGAAGATGAAACAATCACCATTTATGATCACTCTAAGCGTGAAATAGTTGACGGAAATGCAGTATATAAAAAATTTGGTATTGCACCAAGGAATTTTTGTATGGCCAGATCAATGGTTGGAGATCCAAGCGATAACATCGACGGAGTTATTGGGGTTGGATTGAAAACAGTACTCAAACGCTTTCCAGAAGTGTCTGATAGGACAAGAGACATAGATACTGGAATGATTTTACAAGAATGTGTTAAACAAATTAACAACAAGGCAAAACAAAAAACCTTTAAACAAGTCAAGGAATCAGAAGACATCATTCGAAGAAATTGGAGACTTATGACTCTTTCTCCAGGGATGTTATCCGCAAAAGAAATTGCAAAAATAAATTATATTATTGAAAATCATGAACCAAAAATGAATAAAGTTTCTTTAATTAAAGAAGTAATTTCTTCCGGGTTGACAGTTTCATTTGATTTTGAAAATTTAGCAAGTCAGATGCGTTCTTTAATGACATTTTAAACTGTTACTAAATCTTTGATTTCACTGAATGAGTTTTTTAAGAGAGCTACAACTCCAAAATGAAGTGGGCTTGGTAAATTTTCTAAATTAAACCACCCAAAATCATCATTTTCCCAATCAAGTCTTGGAGCGAACTCTTTTGAGACAACCCCAAGAAAATTATAATATTTAAACTCTCCTGAAGAGAAGGTGTACGAAGGAATCATGGAAAATTTCTTGGTATAGTTCATTTCTTCTCTGACCTCACGACGCACAGCAGTTTCTGTGCTTTCGTCTCCATCTACTTTTCCGCCAGGCATACCCCATGTTCCGGGTTCATAGACGTCTTGACTTCTTAATAATAACAAAACATGTTTTGTATCTTTGGCCACTAACAAAATCCCGCCTGCTCGGGTACCCCAAAATTTTTTGTTGTCTTCTGGATTTACGTAGGTGTCTTCTCTATCATAACCAGAGTCTTCGTCAGCAGTATAATTGCCACTAAATTCTTTATTTTCTTTATACACTAATTTTGTTATTGTGTTTTAAACATGGGCAATTTCATACAATAAGTAAATATTTTGCAGGTAAGTTTTTGTAAAAAATTTTATTTTACAAACATTATAACTAAATGGAATTTTATGAGTCAGAGATCTCTTTATGGAGACCACCAGCTCTGAAACAATTTTTTTATAGAATAAACTTTCTTTCTATCGGCGTTTAAAAATGTTTGTGTGGATGATAAAACTACTATATCCAAAAATAATCGGAGCACGTAAATGCAAGAAGAAATGACAGAACAACAACAACAACAACCTACACATTTTTCATTTGATAAATCTTTCCAAGAGAAAATAGTCCAAGCCCTAATAATGGACAGACAGTGGGCTTCACAATTAAATGAAGTTATCGACATTGATTTTTTTCAATTTAGTTATTTGAAGTTGGTAACCTCAACCTATTTGTCCTATTATAGGAAATATAAGGAGTTTCCATCAACAGAGTTGCTGATCACAATGCTTAAAACTGAATTGAAAAATCAGAACGATAAGCTTCTTTTAGACCAAATTAAAACCTTTCTTAAAAAGGTTGCCACAAACCAAGACCTAGGTGATTTACCGCATGTTAAAGAAAAAGCATTAGACTTCTGTAAAAGAAGAAGATTGCACCAGGCGCTTATGGATAGTGTCGGTCTAATTGAATCAGAAAAATATGACAAAGTAATTGATGTTGTTAAAACCGCAATTAATGCGGGGAATCATCATTCTCCGGGATTAGATCTTTTTGAAGATGTTGAAAGTAGATATTCTGAGACAGCACGAAAAACAGTACCAACTGGTATTCCTGAATTAGACCAAAGAAAAATCTTGAACGGTGGACTTGGCGCTGGAGAACTTGGAGTGTGTATTGCTCCAACTGGGTGTCATGCAAAAGGTACAGAAATTCTCACCTATAACGGGACTTTGGAAAAAATTGAAGATATTCAAGTCGGCGACCTAATAATGGGGTCGGACAGTAAACCAAGAAGGGTATTAAAATTAGTACGTGGAAAAGAAAACATGTACAAAATTACTCCCAATAAGGGAGACTCGTTTGTTGTCAACGAAAATCATATTCTTTCTTTGCAGAGAACAAATCTTGGGTGCAAAAGTAGAAACCCAAAAAAGAACGGCGAAGTTATTAACATTTCTGTTAAAGACTATTTAGACAAGAGCAAAACGTTCAAACACCAATATAAGTTATACACAAAAGGTGTGTCTTTTGAAGAAACATACCAGACAAAATTGCCAATTCCTCCGTACCTTTTGGGAACATTATTGGGCGGCGATTTTATCAACAAAAACAGAGTTGAACTAACGACAGCTGATGAGGAAATTTTAAATGAATGGCAGCAATTCGCTCCAAACGCAGGGTTTAGAATTTCAAGCCTCCCTAAAGAAGGGAATAAAACAGCTGGCTACTACATTACAAATGGTTATAAACACAACAATTCTATAGTAAAGATTTTGTCCGAACTTGGGTTGGCGGGCAAGAAGGGTGGGAACAAATTTATTCCACAACAATACAAAGTTGCTTCCAGAAAAAATAGATTGGAAATGCTTGCTGGCTTATTGGACGCATGTGGTTATTTGAATAATAAGTGTTTTTGTCATATAACAAAATCCAAACAACTAGCTGATGATATTGTCTTTTTAAGTAAAAGCTTAGGTTTAGCTTCTTATAGCGAAAAGACAAGTAAAAGTTGTCAAAATAATTATTCTGGAACGTGCTATGCTGTAACAATTTTTGGTGAAACGTCAATTGTACCAACACGTCTTGCAAGAAAACAAGCAAAACCACGATGTCAAATTAAAGATGTTTCTCGCATCGGGTTTGAAATTGAAGCTCTTGAACAAGATGATTTTTACGGGTTTACTTTAACAGGCGATCATTTATATCTAACGGGAGATTTCATAGTTCATCATAATTGTGGAAAATCACACTTTTTAGTTCATGTGGGTGCTCAGGCATTATTGCATAAACGTAATGTTTTACATTACACATTTGAACTCAACGAAAGAGCAATGGGTATTAGATATGACTCACATATTATGGATATTCCTAGTCTCGAATGTTTTGATTGTAAAGAAGAAATCAAAACATATTACCAAGAAAACAAAGAAAATCTTGGAAGACTCAGGATCAAGTACTACCCAACTGCGAGTGCCTCAGCTATGACTCTTAGAGGCCACATTGACAAACTTTCGACACAAGGCTTTGTACCAAATATAATTCTAGTAGATTATGCTGGTATTATGCGTTCATCTGACCGTTATGAACTTTTAAGACTGGAATTGAAGAAGGTTATGGAAGAGTTGCGAGCATTAGCTACCGAACTTGATGTTCCAATTTGGACTGCGATTCAGTCTAATAAAGAAGGTGCTAACAGTGACGTTGTTGATTTAACAAACATGGCTGAAGGGTACGGACAAGCGCACGTGGCTGATTTTGTTGTAGGCCTTTTACGTAAATCTGCAAACAAGGCAACAGGATTTGGCAACATTTTTATAGCTAAAAACAGAGCAGGTATTGATGGAATCAAATATCAGATTCATTTAGATACTGCAAAATCTAAACTTAGGATTCTTACTGACCAAGAAGTAAGTGAGTACACAAGTACTATAAGCGAAGATGAACATTCTTTTGTTAGAAAGAAATTGCGAGAAATGCAGAATAACATATAAATTTTGAAAAATACTTGGGAAAAGACATGGAAATAATAAATAATTTTGAATATGACGCACTTTCAATAGAAGTTTGGGAGGACAATTACAAAGGTCCAAAAGACCTTATAAGAAAAGATACTTGGGACAGGATAGCACAAAACTGTGCGGAGATTGAAAAAGAAGGAATTAGAGATGTAATAAAAACAGAATTTAAAAAAGCGGTTTATAACGATAGGTTTGTTCCCGCTGGAAGAATATTAGCCAACTTAGGAATAGACTCTAGAAACGCAACCACCTTGTTTAATTGTTTTGTCCATAACCCTGCTGATATTAATTTGAAAGATTGCGACAGTATTGACGGCATTTATGACATGCTTAAGGCACAAGCCAAAACCCTCAAATCTGAAGGTGGGTATGGTATAAATGCATCTTGGATTAGACCCGCTGGTTCATATGTAAAAGGGATTGGCTCACGTACCCCAGGGGTACTTAAATTCATGGAGTTGTGGGACAAATCCTCTGAGGTAATAACACAGGGCTCAACAAAAATTCTGGGAAGCAGAAGGCCAGACGAAAAAAACAAAATTAGGAAGGGCGCCCAAATGCTCGTTCTAAATGTTTGGCATCCAGAAATTTTAGATTTTATAGTTGCAAAACATACTGAAGGCAGACTCGAAAAATTTAATATGTCGGTTGGAATTACCGAAGGGTTTATGTCTGCTGTTATAGAAGACAAAAATTGGGAATTGAAATATCCTAATACTGAGGTCCCAGAATATAACACTGAGTGGTTTGGAGATATCTATGACTGGGAACAAAAAGGGAATCCAGTAATAGTTTATGATACAGTAAAAGCCAGATCAATCTGGGATTTGATAATGAAGTCTACCTATGAGAGGGCTGAGCCTGGGGTACTATTTTTAGACTTAGCAAACAAACTCAATCCTGGATATTGGTATGAAAAAATTATGACGACAAACCCTTGTGGTGAAGTCGTCATGTCTACTGGAGCATGTAATCTTGGTTCAGTTAATCTAGCAATGTTTATCAAACTTGATGAGAAAAATGTCCCATATTTTGATTTTGCAGATTTTTCTGAAACTGTAGCTACGGCTATTAGATTTTTAGATAATATAAATGATATTTCTGAAATGCCACTACCTGAATATAAAAAAGCTGTTCTTGAAAAGAGACGAATTGGCGTTGGTGTAATGGGGCTTGGTTCCATTCATATCATGTTGGGAACCAAATATGGTTCTAAAAAATCTATGGAGCTTACACGTGAAATTTTCAAATTAAAAGCCGAAACGGAACTTATGGCCTCGGCACTATTAGGAAAAGAAAAAGGCTCATATAAGTTATTTGATAAAGAGAAATATTTTTCGTCATATTGGTGGGAAAATCTTGATATTTCTGAAAATATTAAAAAAGAAATCGAAGCTATAGGGGAAATGAGAAATTCTCATCAATCTATGAATGCCCCAACAGGAAACACAGGAATTTTTGCTAGGAATGTTTCTGGTGGGATTGAGCCCGTTTTCGGAAAAGGATTTTTTCGATGGTCTATTGTACCCGAAGGCAGAAGAAGAGATTTAATTGAAGGCGGATTCAAATTTCCAGATATTTCAAAGTCCGAATGGTTTGAAACAGAACATATGAGCTTTTCATCTCGTGGACAAGAACAAATCCTTAAAGGAACATATAAAGATAAAAACTATGAGATTGACAAAAATAGAGGATTGGTTGTAGAAACATTTTTAGAAGACTACGGTTTTAAGTTTTTGAAAAATGTTCTAGGAAAGACAGAACAAGAACTTGAAAATCAAGAAGTATATGCAACTGCACAAAATTTATCAGTTGAAGAACATATAAATGTTTTAAAAATCGCAGCAGAATATACAAATATGTCTGTGAGTAAAACGGTAAATGTTCCAAATGATTACCCTTATGAAGAGTTTAAAGACATATATCTCACTGCTTGGAAAAACAACATTAAAGGAATTACAACATATCGTGAAGGAACAAGAACGGCAGTGTTGGAAACAAAATCAGATTCTACCAAAAAAGAAAATGTTTTCACCGATAATAATGCAATAAAGAGGCCAGAAATTCTTGATTGTGAAATATTTCATATGCAAGTAAAGGGCGAAAAATGGGAGTTTTTCATTGGATTGTTGGATGACCGACCATATGAAGTTTTCGCAGGACGTTCAGAGCATGTTTCCTTGCCTAAAAATAGAAAAACTGGTATAATCAAAAAAAATGGAACCTACAACCTATATACTGGAACCGGAGAAAATGAGTTGGTGATTAAAGATCTTGCAACTGTTTTTGAGAACACAACTGAAAGCGCCTTTACTAGAACTATTTCTTTGGCTTTGCGTCACGGTGTTCCGGTGCAATACGTTTGTGAACAATTAGAAAAAGGTGCGAGCAAAGACAATGACATGTTTTCATTGTCTAAAGGGCTACAAAGAGTTTTGAAACGCTATATCAAAGATGGAACAAAAATAAATAAAAAAATATGTTCTGAATGTGGACAAACGTCTTTAGTGTATCAAGAAGGTTGTACGACTTGCCTGTCCTGCGGATATAGTAAATGTGGATAAATAAGACAAAATAATTTATTTTATCAATTGTATAAAATTTTATACTCTTTTAACAAATTGCCTCTATAGTTAAAATATGTGTACGACTTGTGCGCATATTGAAAATAGAAGGTTATTTGGGATGAATTTTAAAAATATTTGGATATTTGTAATTGCTATAACTGCGTCGTTGATAGTAAGTTGCGGAGGGGCGATGCCACCTCTGCACATCCCAGGCAACACGGATCACTTAGATGACATCTATAATTCAGTAGTGGCCATGGTTGAGGTGGGTAATGGTGGAATGCGTGGACCGTATTGTACCGCTTCTTTTGTTAGCCCAAAACTATTAGTCACAGCCGCACATTGTGTTGTACATGAAGAAACTGTTGAGGTTGCACCTGGGGTTTCTCTTAGTCTCCCTGGAACAACTTCCCCGGTTGGGGATGAAATTCAATTTGTGACTTTCCATCAATATGATGATTGGTCTAGGGTTGCAAACGCAACAGAGCATAACAACCCTGAATATATGACAGCTACAGTCGTAGAAATAGATACTGAAAATAACCACGATGTTGCTTTATTAGAGTTGAAAGATAGACAAACTCCTTCTCCGAATTGGCTGGTCATGAGGAATCTTGAGAGAGAACCTCTTAGGCCAGGCGAAGAAGCATATTCAATAGGAATGCCTGTGGGACAAATTTGGGTTTTGACAAATGGTATTATCTCAAGAATTCAAATTAGAGGAAACAACAGTATAGATATTTTACACCAGGTGAGAACTGGCCCAGGGTCTTCTGGTTCACCTATTATGGATTTTAGAGGACGTATTGTTGGAATTCATTCTGCTGGGTGGAGTAGCAATAGATCTGGAACAGTAGTGGGTGAAGCGAAGCCGATTAGTTATATTCAAACTCTGATAAGGATACTAGAAACTAGTAGAAGTTTAGATAACTTAGCACAAATTGGAACTCTGGGATAGCAAATGCGCAGCAACAATAAAATTATAGCACTTGTTGTTTTTGCTTTGTTTGGTTGTCAAGTACAAGGTCCAGCTTATAGTGGACACCTTACTGACTCTTCAGTAATGATTAATGACACACTAAATTCAACTGCTGCAATTGTAATGCAAGGGCCTTCTGGTTTATTTAGTCCGATTTGCACTGCATTTTATATTAGTCCGAGAATTTTAGCTACTGCAAATCATTGTGTAGTTCCGCCTACTACACATATAGTGCAAGTTGCTCCAGGCATAAGCATAGAAATGCCAGCAGAAAGCGTGCCAGTAGAAAGTGTTTCAGAATTAGGAAGAGAAATTCTTATTGTAAATCATCAGGAATATAATGATTCTATAGAAAGTGGCGCTGAAACTCTGGCAGTTACAATTCACCAAACAAAAGTTGTTCAGTTTGACACAGGTAGAGATATTGCTCTAATTGAACTTATTAGTACTGAACGTTCTTCAGAACATTTTTTTAGAGTTTCAGACACGCTACCGACAGTTGGTTCTCGTGTATATGAGATTGGGATGCCAGCAGGAGAACTCTGGTTATTTACACAAGGAATAGTTTCCTCAATTAGAAGACTTGCAAACGGACACTCTGAGGTGGTTCACCAAGCAAACGTAACTCATGGTGCATCTGGAGGACCATTATTCAATGACCGTGGGGAAATCGTTGGCGTTACCACGTCGTTTATACAGAATGCCACTTATATTGGGTATGCTGCGTCCAGTGTAGATTTATTGGGGTTGTTACACAAATACAGAAATCCAACACATAAGATTTGTACTACAAACCAGTGTTTATTACGTTCGTAAAGAATAGTTATAAGCGTGAATTATTCGCTAATAACATATATTGAAAATATAGTTAAAAAATCTGTCCGAAAGTTTTAGGGTTTAGTATGAAACTTCTTAAACAAAAGGAAAAAAAAGAGATTATATCAAAACTAATGAATTTACGTCTCTTGATTTAGAATTATTTACCAAAGTACTTGAAACAACAAAAGCTGGTTTTGGTGATCTTTTAAGATATGGTTATAATGAGTTTACCTCTTCTGATAGGACTATATTGGCAGTCTACGAAATAAATGATTTTGAATCAAGTGGAGATTATTGGGATTTATAAAATGAATATACTTGATATAATAAATGAAGAGGTCAACAATATACTTTTAGAGAGTTATAGAGGCTTTAGTTTTAAAGTTCTGAAAAGTCTTAAAACTATAAAAGAGATAAATGAATACGCTGAAAAACATTTAATTGAATTAGGCTCTGGCAGTACAAGAAGAGTCTTCGCTCTCGGTTCAGGTAAAGTACTGAAAGTGCAGATTCCGAGTCGTTGGTTACAAAATAAACAAGAAGTATCTGTATATACAAACAGCACTATTCCCAAGAAATATTTAGCAAAAATATATGATTTTGCAGACAATTACTTTTGGATAATTTCTGAGGCGGTTCAGGTGTTTATAGACAACAAACAAGCATATTCAAAACTAACTATCGACACACAAATTATAGATGATTTTATTCCTAAAATAGAACATACTAATAATCTTAGCGATGCCATCAAAGAAACAATCAACCATAGGAATTTATGGTTCGAAGATGAGATTTATGTTGGAACGAATAAAAAAATAGAAGTTGAAGATTTAAATAAGTTTGACATGCAACTTTTAAAAGGGATATACGACTTAACAAAATTAGGTGTCGCCGACATTGACAGGCTCGACCACTGGGGAATAACCTCAAACGGAAATGTAGTATTGGTAGATTATGGATATTTTTAAACAACAAATGGACAATGATTGAGTAAAATGAAAGTTTTACAAAAATTAATAAATTCTGAATTAGAAAAAGTTCTAATTGAGGTATCCTACACACAAAAAGACATTCCAACTGTTTTTTGGATGGTGACTTCTATAGATGAACACTCAGAAAAATTCTTAGAACAGATCTCTACTGGAAAACTAAAAGGAGTTAAAGGTATATCTGGAACGAAAGAAATTGTAACTCAGTGGCTAGGTATCGCTAGAAATGCTGTTATAGTCATCCCGGCTAAGAAATTCTTAAAACTGAATAATGTTAGCAGAATAATGTACGATAACCCACATTATCTTGTTTCAAAAAACATGACAACACTTTTTAGATTGTTTGATCGCTCGCCAGAACGAGATTATGATTGGTTTGGTTTAATGCAAACTGTAATGGGTTATGTCCAGTGGGCTGGCAAACAATCAAAACCACCTAGTAAATCTGTTGCCACTATTTTGTATTATATTGAGTATGGAACGTTGGCAGCCACTTTATACGGGTCTGCCTACAAAGACGAAAAACCAAATATAAATTCTATAAAAGAATTAGCAGCTTGGGTACAAAAAACAACTATTAAAATTGCCGAGAATAAAGGAAAATGGCTTGTAGAAGAAGCTAAGGATTTCCCAACTAGTGTGTGGGAAAACTTAATTGTCATGGCACTAAAGCGCATAGGAGAAATTTATAAATCTGAAGGTGAGTGGATGATAAAGGGGGATACTATGGAAATCCCAAATGGAAGTACTATATTTATCGCTCTTGACGTTGACCCAAAGTCCATTTCTAACCAAGCACGACAAGAATACACACAAGTTCCTAAACAAGGTGCCTGGCCAGATCCACCAAAATTACAAACCGAAAAACGTGCGCTCAGGCTAATAGAGCTTACTAATAAGTATAATTTATCCAGTCGATATCAAGTTAACTTTATCTCAATGGAAAAATTTGAAAAGTATCGTGAAAAGTATCATGAAAAACTTTTATGATTTCCAGACAATTAAAATTTATAATTGACATTTATACAAAAGATGTTTTACACGAGGTACGTTCTACTTCTGGAAATCCTAATGTATTTTGGCTGATTACCTCTGTTTCCCCAACCGCAGATAAGAATCTTAAAGATTTGTCCGCAGGTGTGCTTGAAGGGATATCTGGTATCTCAGATAATAATAGAATTTTGATGCACTGGCTCGGTATTGGATTTAGAAACGCAGTTGTAGTAATGAACGCTAAAAATACTTTATCGGTGAATGAAGGAAATCTTAGACGTGTTGAATATGATAATATCGAGCAGCTAACTAATAAAAATATGGCTATGCTGCGTAGAATTTTCAACGCTGACCAAGGCGTCAAAGGAAATAGAAAAATAATAGACAATATTTTTAGAGAAATATATAGGAGTGCTCTTACTTCAAATGATGATGGCGTTAGACATCTTGGGTCACTTATGCGTGATGGTTATGTGTCATCTTATGATATAAATAAAAGATATGAAAATGGAGAAGTCGAAATAAACTCTCTAGAAGATTTAACGAAGTATTTTTGGGAAGAAATTTTAAAAAACACAACGGCAGAAGACATCTCCTCTATTAATCCAAGAACATTTCAAAATTTGATAAAATACTCGGTTCTAAAAGGAATACATACTTATAAGTCTGAAGGTGAGTGGGTTATAAGTTCCTCCCGTTTAGTAATTCCTACTAAATCTAGGCTTCTAGTGGCCGTAGAGACGCCACTTGAAAGTTTTCCCAGGGAAGCACAAATAATACTTAAAAACGGCGGCACACCAAAAACTGGAAAAGAAATTCCTACAAACTTACTTACCGCTGGAATGCATTCCTCTATACCAATAATTAAATCAGTATTTGATTATAAATTAGATAGCCGATACGATATTAGGTTCATAGATATAAATAAGTTTAAAGAAATACAAATAAAACTTCAAACAAAGCACGAGTACGGATGACACACAAAATTAAAAACTTAATTAAACTATTAGTAGAAAACGAACTTAGTTCTTTAGAAAAACCAGAAATAACAGTTTATTTTGATATGGATGGAGTATTAGCAGATTTTCATGGTGGACTTGTACATAATAAGATAGTAGAAAATTCTAAAAAAGAACTTGATGAATTGTTTTCACAAGTTCCTGATTTACAGGGTTTGCCGACAGATGAACTAAGAGAAAAATTTAGAGGTCAACAAAAAGATCCAGTAATGGCAAAGCTTAAAAAAGCTTGGAATAAATACAGAGGGCTTACTTATTCTTTTGCTTCGCAGCCAGGATTTTTTATAGGGTTAGAGGTTTTACCAGGAGCTAAAAATATGCTCAATGCTGCTAAAAATTTTACTGGAAAGCTACCTAATATTTTAACTGCCCCAATAGACTCTAATCCAACCTGCGAAAAGGAAAAACATGAGTGGGCTGATAAAAACTTTAAAGGGATGTACAATAACTTTTATTGCACGCAAAACAAAGAGAAATTTGCTAATAGCAGGTATGATATTCTAATTGATGATAGACTAAAATTTGTGAATAAATTTATTGCAAATGGGGGTACAACTATTTTACATACATCGCCAGAAAAATCTATTAAAGAGTTGGAAGAAATAATTTCTGATTTTAGTAAGATAAACGAAATTAGTGCTATTGGTGTAGGTACAGGGGCGGTGCAGTCTTCTGGCAAAATTTCTGGCACGGGAGGTAACCCTCTTGGTGGAGATATGTCTGGTCAATATGATATTTTATGGTCAGGCAATGACGAAGAAAAATAAACATCTGGTAGGAATAAATGGGTTATAGAACTAAAAAAACTAAAGACGAAATAGAAGTTCCATTTAATATTTATAATCCCCCGCCTGAGGATGAAGATATGTGGGGAGTTTCCGTAACAAAAATGGACCCATTATACAAAACTGGTAAAGTTATAACTATAAATCTAAATGACCCAAAACTATTAGCAACACAAAAATTTGTTTCTACAGGTACAATCAAAAAGCACAACAGCGGTGAATGGGTCCCGAAAACAAAATTCCCGATTATTGTTAGAACTGCAAACGGGAACATGTATATACAAGATGGACACCACAGACTTTCACAACAGAAAATTTCTGGTAAAAAATATGCTAAAGCTTATGTAATTGACAAACCAGATGACTACGAATATAACTTTGAAAGTAAAAAACATTCTTTGGAAAAATTATTTTTTGAAGAAACAGAAACACCAAAAGATATTATAAAACACCTTGAGAAACGAGGAGTTGATTCTAATAGAATAAAGGCAATAACAAATGTCAAAAACAACATTGCTGTATTTCTACCTTGTAATCTATCCGAAGGTAAAGAGCTTGAAGAAGAATATATTGGTTCAAATGGTGGACTTTCATATTTTCAATTAGGCGGTTCTCTACCAGACAATTTATACAATAGAGATTCCAAAGGAAAGCCAACTAGAGATCCCGGAGTCCCAGGATTTATTAAAAAACATAAGAAACGCAGGAAGAAAAAACATTCTTTAAGAGAAATGTTTTTTGTAGAAGCAGCTAGAAATCCAAGTTCTCTTCCAGAAGATGTTGGTGTTTCCATAGAACCGTATATGGGTAATGTTGTTGTAAAATATACAGAAAACTCTTCTGGAGTTGAAGGTTATGTGGAAATGAAACTAGCAAAGACTGGGTGTCTTGGCGCATATATTATTTTTCAATCTGAGGCTACAAAAGGTTATGGACCATTATTATATGACGTTGCTATTGAAGTAGCTGGAAATCACGGAGTGACAGCAGATAGAGATTCTGTTTCTCCAGATGCTTCAAATGTTTGGGAATATTATTACAAAAATAGAAGTGATATTTCTAAAAAACCATTAGACGATATAGAAAATCCAAAAACACAAACAAAAGATGATGATTGTAGCTTTGATTCTTCCCGTGCAGGGGGGTCTATAAGTTTTATGTCTAGCGGAGATGGCGAAGAAGAAGAAGTTAAACGCCCATGGTTAAACTTTGTTTATTATGCAACTGCTAAAAATAACTTTTCAATGTTACAAAAACTCAATAAACTACATATAGACCCGAGCTTAGTTAAAGAAAATTTTGAAAGAGAAAATATAATTTTCCGCAATACACGATTATCAGATATTTTTTATGAGGGTCCAATAATGGGTGTGAATAGATATCGTAAAGATTATTCGAAAGGGGTAGAGGTAGATTTAGAAGCCATCAACCAACCATTTTATTACGCTACTGCTGAAGAATACGGCTCTGGAGATTATATCAAATCCAACTCTGGCAAACAACTTATAATTGCTATGAATAGCAATACAGCTAGAAATAATAGTGAATCAGTAGAAAGCGTTAGGGTATATCGGGTAGAACCAATCGGAGACATTAATTGGATTGAAAAAAATGACAATGCTTCATTACTAACAGCTCCTATGCTTAAAGTTATAGATGAGAGTCAAGAAATTTGATGTTATCAAATTAATTTTGTTGGTATTATACTAGGTGAAATGGCATTTTGGAGTAAGTTTTTTCCCTGGCACCAAGTACAGGAAAGATCTATTAAAGAATGTCTTACAGAAATTTCTGTTGGCAGTTTAGTATCAATTGATTTTAAAACGCCAGAGGAGATTGGAATTGCAGCAGAATATGGTTTATCTGTATCAAGACTCAACCCAAAAGAAGCTTCTGTGCGAAAGATTAAAGGAAGTGTTACTAGAATTTGGAAAGACCCAAATTTAAAAATAATGTTAGTCGAAATTTCAACCTACAGTAGCCCAGATATGCCAGGAATACAAAGAAAAATTACATTTTTAGAAGATGAAATAAACAGAATTAAGAAATTAGATGAGTGAACTGCTCACCCACAGAACAAACCTGTTGGGGCGTCACTGATAACACTAAAGATAAACTTTTTTCGAAAAGCCTAGGTGTATGCGACCTAGAAACTTATGAAAAGGCCCACATTTTGACGAATAATACTGATACACATTTTATTTTTGTAGTGCTACCATAGTTCACATGGACACTCAAAGAATATTTAACGATGAATCAGAACATCAAAATACAGTTGAACTTATTGGTTTTTATGGTGGAGATAGAGAGCACGCTTGTTCTGCTTGGACCAGTACCTCACGAGAGCTAACACCAGAGAAGGAAGCACGAATTCCTGCTCTTTTAAAAATGTTGGCTGAAAATAATCATCACACTCCATTCGAAAAGAGCGCATTACATTTCTTAGTTAAGAGCGATATAGCAACACATATACATCTTCTAAAACACAGAATTGGCGTTTCAATTAATGCTGAATCAGCTAGATACAAAGAACTAAAAGAAGATAAGCTATTCATCCCAGATGATTGGCCAGATGATGAAATACAGATTTATTTAGAACATATGGAAAAAACATATGAAAAATATCATAATTCACTTATAAGGCTTACCGAACATTATATTAGAGTAAAAGGTATGAAAAAGTCTGAAGCTCGAAAGAGGGCTAAAGAAAGTTCAAGATTTTATTTGCCATATGGCAATCAAATTTTATGTGACATGCAGTTTAATTTTAGAAGTTTTTCACACTTTATTGGCCTGCGGTATAGCACACACGCACAGCGAGAAGTTTGTGAGCTTGCTAAATTAATGCTAAAAGCAGTACAAAATACTAAAGAATTTGATTTAACGTTACGTGCATTTGGATTTGTGGGTGACAACGGGAGCTTGATTGAACCATTTGTTTAAGAGGTGAGCTGGCCGCCCACGTAAAAACGATGGATGGGTTTTACGCCTTGTCATATAAAACAATCTTGAGATAGTTATCTTCGTGAACTCTTTTAAGAAAACCATCTACTTGAATATAATACGTACTGGAAAAACCAAAACAATAGCGGCGTTATTAGAAGCAGAATGCAGACTTCTTATAAAAGACACAGAATATTACATAGCTGCCATACAAAAGTATAAGTTAGCAACAAAATCAGTTTTAGAAAAAAGAATTATAACTACTTTAGAAAAAAAAATATTAATAAATAAAAAACAAATCAAGTTGTTGAAATTCTTACAGGAAAATATATGGATATTATTACCAATGAAAAACAAATAGAAGTAATATTGTTTTCTTGCAATAGAGCCTCACAAGCACATACGTGCCTTGCCTCGTTTTATGATAAATTTATTTGTCTTGATCCAAAAGTAACAGTATTATGGAAGGCAACTACCGATGAATTTAAAAAGGGATACCTAAAAACACAAAAAATCTTTTTAGGAAAAAAGAATCTTATTTGGCAGGAAGAAGAAGATTTTTATTCTCAACTAACAAACACGATACAAAATAGCACAGCAAATTTTATTATGTTTTTAGTTGATGACGATATTTTCGTTAATACTGTTTCCATAGATGATAAACAATTTGAATTCCTTGACAAAAATCAGTCAATGATTGCTGTAAGTCTTCGACTACACAAGGGGGTAACACATTGTTATGCCACCAACAAAAATAGCTCCGTACCAAATTTTGTTAAAAATATAGTTTGGGCATGGGCGGGAAAAGAAGGTGATTGGGGATACCCAATGTCAGTTGACGGGAACGTATATAAAACAGACATTATGAAAAATATTGCTTCTGTGATTAGATATAAAAATCCAAATACTTTTGAATCCATGTTAGACGCTGTAAGTAAGCAAAATGGTTTTCCTCAATATTTGTGTTGTTATACCGAAGGTCCAAGATTAATTAATATTCCTGTTAATATTGTTCAAACACAATACAATAATAGATTTACGGGGGAACTTTCAACAGAACAAATAAATACAAAATATCTTTCTGGACAAACAATAGATTATAAAAGCTATTCTGGAATACAAGCAACCTCCGTTCATGTTCCAGTGGAACTTAAATTTATTGAGGAAAAGTAATGTTTATACCATTTAAAGATTGCGCTGAGACTTGTTCGACAGAAAATTTTGTTGGAGTAATTCACATTGGTACCAACGGAGAAAAATATGCCAAAGCTTATGAAAAAAACAATTTTTCACACGCTTTGTGGATAGAACAAAAGCAAGAAAATATTGCTAATTTATACAAAAATACAAGAGAAACAACAGTATTTTCAAAATATTTTTGTGCAAATTTATCAAATGTTACTACCCAAAATAATATAACTTTTGATCAACTCGTTCGTGAGAATATTGTTGATATTAATTTAGATTTTTATGATTTAATCGTTTTAGATTTACATGGCGAAGAAAAATCTGTATTAGAAGGATTTGGGCCGCTACTTGGAAGATTTCCTTTTAAAGCAATTTATACAAATGTCAGATTTAAGACACAACAACATCCCAATACTCTTGAAGACCTAGATAATTTTTTGTCAAGTGTTGGATTCGAAAGAAAACTTACCATAGACAACGGAGGACCTGAAGGTGAATCTCTGTATGTGCGCAAATAAAGTGGTTTAAAATTTTTAGTAAGACATATATATTTTTTACATACAAGATACAGCAAAGGTAAAATATGAGTGAACAAAATCAAATGACTGAAGAAGAGCAAAGAGAATATAGAAATTCTGTATTTGCAGCAAAACAAGCAGCTGAAAATGGCGAAGTAATGCCCATTAGCACTCAAGAATATGCTAAACAGGAACTTGGGCTTGATATTCCTATTCAGGCTGTTCCTTTGCCATCTGCTGGAAAAATTTACCCATCTGGTCACGCTTTGCACAATAAAGACAGGGTTGAGTTCAGGTCAATGACCGCACGTGAAGAAGATATTTTGATGAGCAAGGCATATATCAAAAAAGGAACTGTCATCACAGAGTTGATCAAGTCCTGCCTGACTGATAAAAGCGTTGATGTTAACCAAATGATTTCCGGAGACAGAAATGCACTAATGATTGCAATCCGAGACTCCGGATATGGAAGTGAATATCTTCCAAGTTTTACATGTCCAGCTTGCGGCGTACAAAGTAAGCTCGAAATTGATTTACGTTCTTTAGGTATTAAAACCTTAAATATAGAACCTGCAAACCCTTATGAAAATTTGTTTTATTTCTCTCTTCCAGTTTCTAAAAGAAATATCGGATTTAGATTTTTGACTGGTGAAGAGGAAGAAAAAATTCTCAAAACTTTAGAAGTTAAAAACAAAAAGGGTATTCAAAACAACAACATTGTTACGACTAGATTATTATCTTCTATTGTAGAAATAGACGGAGTAAAAGATCGTTCACAAATTAATAGATTTGTGCAATTTATGCCAGCAAGAGATAGTCTGTCGCTCAGATCTTACATAGATAAACATGAGCCCGGTGTGGATATGATGGTGGATTTTTCGTGTTACAGCTGTGACCACGTTGCAGAAATATCATTACCAATGGGACCTGAGTTTTTCTGGCCAGACACTCTTAAATAATATTTAATATGAGGAAAGGTAAGAAACATACCTCAAGTAGTACTGGAAATGATTTACCAGTAGATTATGTTCCATTGCCCTCTCGTGGAAAAATTTACAATAAAGATAGTTTCTTTTTCAATAAAAAAACTGTTGAATATAAAGCAATGACACCACGACAGGAAGATATACTTTTAAATTCTGCCTACAAGAAGAAAAATATTTCCGTTGAGAAAATGATTTCTTCTTGTTTGTTAGCGCCAGAAATTGATATATCTGATATGCTGATCGGGGACAAAGATGCTTTAATGGTTGCTATTCGTATCTCTGGGTATGGAAGGCTATTTGAGCCGATTTTAACATGTCCAGAGTGCGAGACACAAAATACATTACATTTTGATTTAGCAAGTGTTCCAATTAAATTTCTTGATTTAACTCCAGAGATACCAGGAGAAAATTTATTTAAGTTTGTTTTGCCAAAGTCTGGACATGAAATCTTATTTAAATTCTTATCTGTGAAAGAAGAAAAGATAATAAATCAATTATTAGAAAATTCTGATGAGGGTGAATATACAGTTGTTACATCAGTTTTGCTTAACTCTATTGTTAAAATAAACGGCGTTACTGATAGAGAACAAATTAGAAAATTTGTTTTAAATATGAGAGCAACAGATAGTAATGTTTTACGTAAATACATTGAAACACACAAACCGGGACTAGATATGAAAACTGATTTTTCTTGTGCAGGTTGTCCTCACACAGAGACAGTTAGCATTCCAACAAACCATTCATTTTTCTCTTTGAGTTCTGATTATAGAGAAATGGTTTTTTTAGAGCCATTTTTTTTACTTGGATATTATTTTGGAATGGATTATAAAACATATTACAATATGCCATTGAGTTACAGAAAATGGTTAATTGAAAGAGTTGGTAAAGAAATCAAAAAAGCATCAGAGGCAAATGCTGAAGGAGCATCAAATATTCCAAGTAAAGGAGCCCACCATAATTTACCAGAAGCTAGGGCTATCGCTGGCAAGGCAAGAGCACATGTGCCCTCGAAATTAAGAAGGTTTTAGTAATATCAATTAAAAATATAAACGGTCTGATAGATACAAAAATCTAGAAGAGTTATGTTGTTTCTTTCTAGGGTCAAAAAACTTTGTTAAACACTACTGCATATCCAATTTTTTTTGAGTTTAGTTTTGTTACCAACGACACAAATATTTGTTAAAACTAACCAAAAAGGATAAATAAAGGAGAAATATGAATATTAAAAACATTAGAGATTCAATTCAAATATATCGCCGAAGGAAAACAATATTTTATATGTGTTCAGGTCGGAAAAGACGAATTTTCCCTTCGCAATTAGTGAGGGACCTAATTGTCGTGCAACCTATGTCAAAACCTGCTGGTTTATTATTTTATTTGGATTACACGTATGGAACAGATAAAAATAAGAAAGAAAAAGAATAGTTTATAAAAGGTCCAAAGCATCTAATCCCATATAAATGCAATCAGTTCCTCTAATTTTTCCGCCGGAAATTGTTTTTCTAAATTTACTCATTGGCCATTTCACAACAGATAGAAATTCATTTTCGTCTAGTTCTAGTCCGCTAATTTTTTTACAATCTTTAGCAGCAAAAAGGTATTTACAACCAGAAGAATATGGGCTGTAATTTAATTTTCCTAAAAACACCAAGGTTCCAGTATAACCTGTCTCTTCTTTTAGCTCTCGGCTTGCGGCTTCTTTTGGGTCTTCGCCCTTCTCTAGGCCGCCGCCTGGAAGCTCAATAATAGTTTTTTCTATACCAGGGCGGAATTGACTAACTGTTAGCACCATGTTGTCAGTTGTAACCGGAAATATTTGGACACTATCTTTATCGTCGTCAATGAAAAAATTTTCTATTACGCCATTTGGTAATCTATAAGTCTTTAAAAGAAGTTTTTTATCGTACCCCGACATTTTATCTTTTAGAATAATTTTTTTCTCCCCAAGCTTTTCGTATTGTTTTACCATGTATCTTGGTAAATAGAAGTTTAAAAAAGTATTTCAAATCTTTTTGTTAGCTTGCTATACTGATTTAACACCCGAAAGAAAACATGCAAGACGAAAATTCAAAATACGAAAAACTTGGTACGCAAATCGGAAAAATAGTGGATATTAAAAACAAGGCTTACGGAAACTCATTTAATGATGCAGGAGAGTTTCTTAAGATGCTATATCCAGACGGAATACCTCCTGAGAAATATCAAGATATGCTTTGTGTAATAAGAATTTTTGATAAACTTAAACGGATTGCAACTGACAAAGATGCTTTAGGAGAAAGTCCTTTTGCAGATATTGCTGGGTATGGACTTTTAGGTCTTGAAATGGATATTAAAAACAATCCAAATAAAAAACTAGACGAGTAATATTCTGAAATAATACTTACTTCAAACACGCATGAGGTAAGAAATGATTGGAATTATAATTTTAATAGTAACTGTAGTAACATTCTTAGGAATTGGCGCATGGGCCTTAGTTAAGATTTTGCGTGGACCTGATTTCCCAAAAGGCTATAAATTTAGTGCGGTTGTTGGGGGAAAAACTGCAACCATAATAGTCGATAAAGATTTACCTTCAATCAAAAATAAAATTTCCAACGAAACAGAAGCTTGGATCGTTGACGGAAAAATAATGCAAGCAAAAGACGTGGCTGAAAAATGTGCTGTTGCGATGATAGCAACTGAAACAATTTTCCATAATAGAAAAATTACAAAAGCGAGCAGACCCCATGTTATTTTTTTGTTTAAAACAAACAAAAATTTCGAGGCTGGCGGTGATGTCGGGATGTGGTCGGATGACAATCTAAAACATGTCGCCGCATATTCTGTTGAGCTTTCTGGTATTTTTGGAACTAAAAGAGTAGATATGGTAGTCATCCGCACAGATTATTTATCAACTATTGCGGAAAAAGGGCAACCAGCAGTACACGAACTCATACACGTACTAAATAAAGCTGCCACTGGAGATTATAGCAGCGATCATACAGACCCAAATTTATGGCTCGGACCTGGCGGGAAAACTTCCATCGAGGGCGAAGCAACAGTAAAGTGGACCGAGTTGGTACAAACTCTCACAAAATAAACAAGTTCATTTTCCAAAAATCTGTGTTATGTTATACACATGGAAAAATACGAAATATTTTGTGATCTTGATGGAACACTTTGCGACTACATGGGTGGCGCATTGCAGACCATGAATGAATTCGTCGAAAAAGTTGATAAAAATAAAAATTTTTATAAAACAAAATATCCAAAACTTTATGCTGCCGCCAAAAAAGCTATAACGCAACAGGGGGGTGAACTTTTATCCAGCAATCTAGGCTCTAAATTTATTTTTGAGGACGTTTGCTGGGGTACTGAGAAGAAGCACGTGCGTAATTTGATGTATAGTTTGGTGTCAAACAACCGCCGCTGGTGGTCCGAATTGGAATGGTTACCAGATGGTAAAGATTTGTGGGAATATATTCAACCAAAAAATCCAGTTGCATGTACTGGACCGATGGGACCAAATTCAAAACTTGGAAAAATAGACTGGTGTAAACGTGAACTGAATCTAGGAAAAAATAAGATTATTATCACCCACACAAAACATGAAGAAATCAGAAATGTCCTTAAAAGAGGAAACATTCCTCTTTTAATAGACGATATGCCAAAATATATAGTTCCGTGGAGAAATTTCGGCGGCATGGCTATTGAACATGTTGATGCGGCTACCACAATTAAAGAATTACAAGAACTAGGCTTATAATGGAAATGGCAGGCCAGTTAGCTGTCTAAAACGAGCTTTTGTCAAATTTCTAAGTTGAAGTTTTTCAATTACTTGGTCAATAGTTGCTCCCGGACGACCTATTTCTTGTTGAAACTCTTTTGAACCCATAATAGCGTCAATAACCGCTTTCATTTGTTTAGGCGTGCCCCTGACCTTAACTGGAAGTTTTATTTTTTGTTGCAACCCTTTACCTGCTATATAAGCAGCTGCTCCTGCAAAAAATATCTTTCCAGCCCAAGATAACTTAATTTCATTGAGTTGTTCTTCGCCAGAAACTCTAATAGGGGCCTCCATTATTAGCCTCTCAGAGAGATCATTATCGTTTGTTGACATTTTAAAAGGTCCTTAATATTATTTCTGTAGGATTAAATAGATTTGTTATAGTTATTTTTAACAATAATTTACATAATCCGTATTAGCGCATATACTATTTGTTAATAGTTATAAAAATATTCGGCGAAAATTTCCCACCTTAGTAATTATTCTAGCACACAATGGCATCAAAAGAACAAAATGACTTAATTGCTCAACAGACTGCTAGACTTAGCGCACAACTCAATGTTATGCGAGATCTTGCTAAAGCTGCTCAACAAATTGATTTCAGCGCAATGTCAAATGGATTTAGTAAAATAAATTCTGCTATTAAAAATTCAGCTGAAAATATGAACAGTTTCAATTCTGGACAACAAACCCTTGAAGAAATGAACAAAGCAGCAAAACAAAGTGCTAAAGATATAGACAAAATGAGTCAAAATATTGAGCGTTTTGGTAAAAAGGCGCTTAAGGCAGCTCCGATTATTGCTGCAATTGAAGGCTCCGCCGGAGGGTTTAAATTAACTGCAAATGCTATTTCTTCTCTTGCAAGTGTTGCTGGTGGACTTGCTAGTACGTTTTTAAATGTTGGTGCGTCAATAATATCTTTACCATTTAAGATATTATATGGATTAATGAATAATGTTGGCGTTGGAGGAACAGCACTAAGAGAAGAATTTGAAAAAATTAGAGGTACTTTTGGCGATCTAACCCAAAACGAGGGTAGAGATTTAATTCAATCTTGGAGAAAGATTGACCACTTTGGTGGTCAACTCGCTGAAACTGGTCTTTCAATTTGGCGCACTATGGGAAACATGGCCGAGACGATGGCTGCGTTGCGTGAAATAGCAGAAAAAATGGGCCCGTTATTTCATAATTTTAGTAGAGAATTGAATGACAATGGTGAAAGAGTATTTGCATATCAAAAAGGTTTACATCTTACAGATGAGGGACTGCGGGCTGTTACGGAACAAGCCTCAAGGGCAGGAACATCATTTCAAGAAGTCGGGAGGCATATAACTTCTACCGCATTTGCTCTCGGTGATGCATTTAGAATGAACGGAGCCATTATTTCCCAAGATGTCGGTACGATGATGAATGATTTCGAACATTTTGGTAATTTAGGCGTTAAACAATTATCACAGGTTTCTGTATATGCTAGAAAACTAGGAATTGAAATAGATAAATTAACTAGTTCTCTAGATGCATTTGCTGATTTTGATAAAGCTGCTGAAAATGTGTCACAACTATCTCAGGCGTTTGGTGTTCAACTCGATACTTTACAAATGGTTCAAGAACAAGATCCTGCTGCTAATATAGATAGATTAAGAAAAGCATTTTTTGCGACTGGAAGAACTGTTGAAACCATGACTCGACAAGAGCGTGCGTTGTTGGCTCAAACTACTGGACTTGATCAAAAAACTGCTTCACTAGTGTTCTCACAAAAAAACGCAGGGTTATCTTACGGAGAAATACAAAAACAAGGAGCAAATGCTGAGAAACAACAACTTTCTCAGGTTGAAGCTATGGAACGACTTTCTAACTCCATCCAAAGGCTTGTTAAACAAGGTCCAGAACTCAAAGGCGGATTTTTTGATATTTTCCTTCAAGGGTTTTTTCGGGGTATTAAGTGGACAAAAGAATTTTGGGGCCTAATGATAAAGCTACGATATGCTATGAGAATGACATACAGGGCTGGCCGTCGTGTAGGACAAATGTTTGTAAAATATTTTCCTGGCGTCAAAGACATGTTAAAAGGCATGGGAGATTTATTTGACAGAGCAAGATGGAGAAAAATGTTACATGGTGTTGTTACCACTTTCAAAGATTTTTTCAAAGATTTAACTTCAAACCCTAGTATTGCGTTGTCAAGTTTGTTCAAAAAACTTAAATCTACTTTCTTCGATTGGTTCAACACAACAACTCCCTCGGGGAAAAAAACGATTGAAGGCTTTAAAACATTTTCAAAAGCAATAATGAATGTTTTTGCACAACTGGTTAGAGTAGGAATGACTGGTGCTGCTGATGCGATACGTGGAATTATAGGTTTTATAGGCGATCCATCAGCAGTTATGTCTGCTGCAAACTCCGCAGGTAGTGGATTATTATCATTTATAGTAGAACTTATAGAGCCAGCTTGGAGGGCTATTAAAGATACTTGGCCAGCACTTAGAGATGCTTTATTAGATTTGTTTGCCATCGCTTGGGAAAAAATTAAACCTGCCTTGTGGGCAGCCGCACCTTATATTGCTGGAATATTGTTTGGGCCCGCAATTATTGGAGCGATTACTAGAACACTTATAATGACTCTCGGAGTAGCCTTTCTAAAAGGCATGGTTGGTTTTGTAAAATCTGGCATTCTAGGTAAAGGCGCCAAGGTATTAGAACATGGTGTAAACTCTACCATGCAAGCTGGTAATAATCTTTCAAGGGTTAGTAGACCTGGAGCAGGCGCAGGGGCAATGGCGGAAGTTGGTGCTACAGCGGGCGCAACTAGAGCAGTTGAAACGGAGACAAGGGGCTTTGGCGCTGCTGCTGCGGTAAAACTTGGATTAAAACTATTAGCTATCGCTGGGGCAATAGCCCTAGGTGGTATTGCGGTAGCTTTTTCTATTGTTGCTATTAGTAAAATTTTAACTAGTAGTGGAATAACCAAAATCCAAGATGCTCTTCTTCCTTTGACAATAATCGCCGCAACAATAGTCGGCATGGTTGGAGTGTCGTTAGCAGCTAAAGTGCTTAGCGGTGTCAGCCCAGGCGTTTTTGGGAAAGCTTTAATAGGAGTAGCACTAATTTCTGCTCTAACCCTTTTAATGGCTGGAAACCTTGTTTTAATTTCTAAAATAATGGGAGGTATTACTCCTAGCATGGCAGAGACCGTTAAGACCGGCATGGGAACCATGCTAGTTGTCTATCTTGCCTCATCTGCGCTTACCTTGGTAGCTGCGGCAGTTGGACTTTTAGCATCTTCCTTCTCCGGGCTCGGTGCCCTTGCTATGATTGCTGGCATGGGAATGATAGCGTTGGTTGCTACAGCCGCTGCCCTCCATGCGACTTCTATTATGAGAGTTATTAATAATGTACATGTTGACGCAGGATTTGAACAAAAATCTACTGTGTTTGTTAATCTCATTAAAGCAATTGGAGACTTTGCCGGAAACATAAGCAGCATAATTGAAATGTCTACCCCGTCTTTCTTGGGATTACTAATGAATCCTTTCGGAAGAGACCCAGAAGGAGAAACTTCAAAAACAATTGGAATGGTAGTTAGATTAGTAGAAGCAATTGGAGGGCAATCAAGACAATTGATAGAAACAATGGTTACTGCAATCAAAGATGTAAGTGTAGAGGATTTAAGTAAAGCAGATAAAGTAGCAGCGATATTGGCCGCCATCGGTGGTTTAGCCAAAGCTTTGGTTCCCCCGCCAGAATTATTTGATAACATGGCAGCTACAATTGGACTTACGCCAGAAATCCTTATGGCAGCAGGAAATTATTTAAAATTGACGACCGGCGCTTTAACTTACCTAGTTCCACAAACTTTAGGGTTCTTAAAACTATTAGAAGGAATGCCAAACGTGGATACCGGAAAAGTTCAAGCATTCTCCTCATTTTTAACAGGGATTGGGTCTTTGCTACAAGCCTTAGTCCCAAGTGGGGCAAATGCCGGTGTGGCTGGCATTGCACTTGGTGCTTCATCTTTTTCAAAAGCACTCGCAAATGGAGCAAATAACATGTCTGAGTTGTTCGGCGGCGGGCGAAATTATGAAGTTGCAAATGACCCGGCAGCTGACTTTTTAAACTTTTTACGCCAATATATGACTAGCACTTTGAACATAATTAAAGATTTTATGCCTGTTATGAGTGAGTTTATGTCTAGTTTTGCAGGAATAGCAAATAGTATTCCAACAGACAAAATAGAACAAATCAAACTAACAAGTTCTCTTTTCGAACAAATCGTAGAAGTTGTAAAAAGTTTATCTTCGTCTATGTCATTTGACAATATTAAAGACATGTCTAAAGCAGGTCCTGCGGCTATTTCTGCCGTTGGGGATATGCTTAAGAATTATTCTTTGGGAATTTTCTCTTCTCTAAAAACAGAAATACCTAGAGTTATTAACAGTATTTTAGCCATGGCAAAAGGGTTAAGACCTGGAGAAATAAGTAGGCTTAAGACGATTATACCAGTTGTTTCAGATACTTTTGGGTTGATCAACATTCTTACCGACGCTGTAAACACCCTTGGCGCAGGTGGTTCTGATATATCCGGCGGTAAAGAGTTGTTTGAAGCCCGTCTTGATGGCGTCCAGGCTATATTACAAGCATTATTTTCAGATTCTGGTGGAGCCACAATAATATCTTCAATTAAATCTTTGGGTACAGTAGTAATTCCAAGACAGGCTTCCACAAATGCAACAAGAATAAAGGGCGTATTAGAGGCTGTTGGTTCTCTAGGAGAACTATTGAAAAGTGGTATTATTAATAGGTTATCTGGTGGTGGAAACGACATGAAAGGCGTTAATACGTTTTTTGCACATTTGTTTATGAGGAACTGGAATTCTGGTGCCGGAAAAGGGATTCACTGGTTAAATGCAATAGACGAGCTAGGAAGGACAGCAGTTCCTCCTAGGGCACTATCAAACGCTAATAGACTGAAAGATATATTGGCTGCTACTGAAGAAATAGGAGGGCACATTCAATCTGCGGCTGGTAATCTTGATAGTGCTATGATTGAACGTGTCTCTACTGGCGTTACTGCTCTAACAGAAAGAATGGCTGGAATTAGTAGAGTTCTTTCTAGCGCCTCTGGATTTAATATTGTTACAAAACTTACCGAGCTAAATCACAAACTTGGTTTAACTTCTACTGGAAACCTACACATTGCACAAGAACCAGTTAACTTGAATGTAAACTTTACAATAAATATTGACGCTAAAGAGCTTGAAGATGTGCTGATCAATAGAGATGGCAACAACATAGCAACTAAACATACCCCATAGTTAGGTTGAAAGACGATGGAAAAAATATTTGAGCAGTGTATTAACGATCCTTATTACAAAGAACTTTTGGAAAAACTTCCTGAAGACGAACGAGTTGTAATTTTAAAAGCACTACAGGAAATAACTGAGCGATTTGAAAAGAATCTATTAGAGCCAATACAAAAATTGTCAAGTGAATAATTAGATATAATATGACCGACAGAGACGACATACCAGAGAAAATAATTCTAGAAAACGGGGACAGGGCACGTCGTGGTGACGACCCGCTTGTTCATGTTAGAGAAGACGATTTTTCTACTGGAACCAAGGTAAAAATTGGTGAATATTTTCAACAAATGATTCCTGATAAAACCAATAGCAGCGTCGCTGCCATACAGGATGGTCCTAACCTTGGTGTGTTCGTAAATAACGACCCTAGTAGTAATGCTCATTTACAAAAACAAACCACTGAAATACAAGCAAGTTTTGAAAAAGTTGGAGTAGCTGGATATTTTCAAAAAGATGTTATTCCTGGAAACGCAGGGGATATAGATATTGAGACGCAAATTCAAGCTTCAAATCTCCTAGCAGGACTTAACGAGAATCCTGAATTGTTTTCTGGGCAAATTTCTGACACAATCAAAGAAAATTCTCTACAAAGTCCAGATGACCTTTATGTCCCAGGTGTTGACGGGCAACTTACTGAAGATGAAGCTGGAACTAGGGAACATGTCTTGCAATCCCGCCTTGGCGGACATTCCCCCAAAAGACTTTTTGGAATAGCTGAGAAGGACCCTACTATTTCAATTAAAAAACTTCGTAACATAGGGTATCAAATTTTATTAGAAGCCTCTGGTGAACACTATATTCCAGAAGACCTAGACAATGTTAGACAGGAGTTAGCGACTAGAGCAATAACCCAAACAGCTCCTGGTACCGCTCGCTTAGGCTTTCGAGTTAATGCAAACCGTTTTAGTGCTGAGGAAATGTTAAATAAAAGTAATGATTTCTCAAACCCTGGGGAGAGATTTGGACTCAAATCAGGCGCTAAAGCTTCTTTTGGAAGCGTAAACAACCCTTTTGTTCCTTTTTCAGCTATCTCTAGTGCTACATCAAGTATAATAGTTGGAACTTTATTAGTAAAAACATTTTCTGTTATATTTCTAAATTTAGCAAAAAGTTTAAGTAAATTTAGCCCAAGAGGAAACAATATTAGTCCTTGGCCAGATGGCCCAACAGATTTAGAAGTAAGAAGAAAAAGGTTGGGTAGTAACCTTCCAAAGGAAGATGAATCTGATCCAAATTTTGGTTTAGCTTTACTCGGTCTAAATGAAAATCTATTAGTAGCAACTCAAAATAAATACGATGATGCAGTGCGGGCTGGTCTTGAGGTATTTTTCGGCTCAAATATTACCAGCGGAGTCAAACTTGGCTCAGCACCAACAAAAATTGTAGAATCCCCTGGTTATTATAATGGGATTTTACGGCTTCTGGTACGTTCAATTGCGGATCCGCTGTCCTCTATTTTAAGCATTGGTCCAAGAATACATGGGGATATTGGAACCGTTCTATCTAATGGTCCTGCTGATTACCAACCGATTACAGGACCAGCAAGTGACCCAACAACAATTTCTGCGTCAATTAGACTTATTAAAGAATCAAGATTCTTAAAATTTATGAATGTTATGGCCAATATAGGAGATTTAGTTTTATCCACAGAATACAATAGTTCTTATGACAGCACGATAGATAACACAGTAGATTTTATATCAGAAAACAAACTGGGGAGTGAAACAAACCAAACTTCTATAGTTCCGAATCCATCAGCTCTAATTAAAAAAAATAGACTATCTGATATTCTTGCCGCAGATTATAAAAATACTATGGCATGGAATGCGAATACTTTACCTGCTCTTTATATGATAAACAGCAGTATTATGAGCGCAGAGTCAGGCTTTGGAAATACTAATAAATATAATATTTTAAGCAGTAGAAGAAATTTTGTCAAAACAGACAACAAAAGACTATCTGCTGATTTTGTTAAAAAAACTGAAGAACGATTAGACTCATATTATATGCCTTTCTATTTTCATGATCTTAGGACAAATGAAATTATTTCATTTCACGCATTTATAGACAATATATCTGACTCGCATTCTGCTGATTACAATGAGAGTGAAGGTTATGGAAGAATTGGTAAAATATACACATATAAAAATACTAATAGAGCCATAAGCCTAAGTTTTAAAACAGTAGCTACAAATCAAGCAGGATTTGATGTTATGTGGTATAAACTTAATAAAATTTTGATGATGTTATATCCACAATATACCCTCGGTAGAGCACTTTCTCATAATGGAAAGAAGTTTATACAACCATTTTCACAACTCCCTTCGTCTTCTCCAATGATCAGACTTAGAGTTGGAGATTTAATTAAATCGAATTTCAATGAATTTGACCTAGCAAGGTTATTTGGTTTAGGAAGCAGAGATTTTGATGTCACTGATGGAGTAGCATTGTCAGATAGACAAACACAAGATGCCTTCCTGAATGAATACAAAAATATCAGAGATAGACAACTTGGTATTTCTACTGAAAATAATCTTCCTTCTTTTAATATTGGAGAACAATTTAAAATAACAGAAGCAATACAAACAATTGGTAATGTTGGTGAGAATAAGGCGATTAGGAGAACAACAGACCCTCATGCGGGAGAAACACGGCAACAACGCACACAACGTCACAT